TTAACAAAAAGTGCTATTCTTTGTCGCCAGTGAATGCGGCCAGGCGACCACGGCGGAAGCCGTTAATCTCAGAGATGCGGCTTACCCCAATGATAACCATCATCATTCCGATCATTTGCCAGCCATCTTCTTTGGCGACCACCAGGCCACCCAGGAAAAGAACCCAATACAGCGCAATCATTTTCTTGCTCATAGTTTCACCTCAAATAAAACGTTGTTTTCATACGGTCGGTTATGGTACATGGCGATCTTCTCATCCGGCATGCGGCACGCCAGCCAGAATTCGCCGTCCTCCGTGGTGGATTCATCGTCCTGCAAAATCCAGACTTCATCCAGGCCAGGGCCGAACCTGGCGTTATACTCCTTGCCGACGGTGAAGAATGGGGCCATCGGCGCGTAGCTCGCATGCGTGCAAATTACGGTTACGGTTTCCATCACACCTGGCCTTACAGTTGGTTGGCGAAGATGTGCCAGACGTGGCTTTTCGGCGTGCGCTTCATGAGTTTGTGCGCCTTGCGGGCCATGCGCTTATAGTCGCGCGAGGTCAGCTTAACCGGATCGGCAACGAACGATTCGACCACCAGCCCTTCGCAGAGGTATTCCGGCGACCACTCCATGAACTCCTTTTCAGGCTGGAGGCGGACAAGGCGGGAGAGGAATTTAGAATCGTACAAGACCTCGCCGCGTTCGCCGTAGTAGAACGCCCCACGCATTTTGCCGTCATTACCCACATGCAGCAGGTGAATGCGGGACTTCTTGCCCTCAAAGTTGGTGCCGACGATGGCGACGACTGCGTTTTTGATAAAGTGTTTCATGGTAAATCTCCGTTGTTGGTGTGGGATAATTATGCCCGATCCGTTGACCGGGCGTTTACCAAAAAGTGCTATTTCATGGCGCGAAGGTCGATTTTCGCTTCTGTCCAGTCAGGGACGCAGGGCATTTCTCCGATTTCCTGCATGTTCGCTTCGACCTTGCCCCAATCGCTCCAGGCCTTATGCTCCTCGCAGACGATGCGCACATCTTCGGCCATCGACTCATAAGCCCAAATCGCGCCATCTTCATCAATGGCAACCGTGTTGGCCCAGGCTGGTACGTAGATGGGTTCTTCAGCGCCGGGGATATGCAACTGAAACGCGATCGCCTGGCGCTGCGTGATGGTGGCAATAACCTTGCCGCCGGATTTGATTTCGTTGGTCATTATTCGATTACCTTAAAGGTTGCCACGACCGAACCGTTACGGCGTTCGGCGTTGAGGGTTGATTTGTTGAAAAGAACCAGGTGTTGTTACCATGAACCACATCACAGCCGATCGAGCCATGAGGGGTGCGGACTGTAACGCCTAGCTCCGCGCTGTACTCAAATCCTGGGGTGTAGTTGATAGTATTGGAGTCGGTGCAACGTAATTTCATGGTGGTAGCCTCGTTTGTTGGTATGGGGTAACTATACCAGCCTACCCCGATCGAGTTTTAGCAATTCGTGCTATTCAACCACCTTGATTACGCGCTCCGGGCGATTGGGTGCGCCGGATTTGTGGAGCCAGTAGCGGGCCTGCGTCAACTGGCCGAAGTGTTCGACCGTCACCCACCAGAAGAAGGCAACACGCCGCTGTGCTGCATACCACTCCACCGGACGCCCGAAGGCGTCAAGCGTCGCAATGCGCACGATCCTGAATTTGCGGTTAGAAGCCATAAGCCTGACTCTCCAGGGAAGCGAGCGATGAGAACGTGTAAGTTCTGGTGCATGAGTAATCTCCCACGAATCCGCAGATCTCAATACTTCCGGCCTCAATGGTCACGGATATAACTTTCATATCCAGGTGAAAGGCGAACATGGCAAGCGCTTTATGTGCGCGATGCATATATTCGAACTGGTTCATTTTTCCGCTCCTTGTGCGCTCTCTACGGCATCGGCGACGGACAGCAACTGGTTAGCCAGATCGAGGATTACCTTCGGGTCGTCAAATACGCAGCAACCGCTATCGTGTGTCGCCATAAGCTCTACGCCAGCAGCGCCACCACTGAACGGCGACACGACCAATTCATCGCCATCCGAATCGCGGTAGCATACCGTTTGCAGTTTCGGATCGCTCATTTGAACAGCGCCCCTTTGATTTTATTCCAGAAGGCGAAAGGTACGCGCTTTGGCTTCAACTCCACCACGTCGTGATCGTAGAAGCCCAGGAGCACGCCGCATTTCTTCGGCGGTACGTCCACAATCACATCACCCATGAAGTACCAGCTATCGCCATCCTTAAAGTACAGGCCGGCGCATGCGCCAGGTGCGGCATGGGTAGCAGTGTCAGGAAGGTTGTAGGTCTTGCCGCGAGATTCGAATTGTTGCATGGTGTTTTCTCCTATAGAAACATACCAGCCAGGCGCAGACGGGTAATGATGCCATCCCGTTTAGCGCGCAGGCCATCATAGTAATCTTCCAGTTGAGCATCCCATGACGGCAGGTCAAGCATAAGATTCATTTCGTTGCACACCACCTTCAGCGCGTGGAAGTGTTGCTCTACCGCGCGACGGTGAAATGCTGCATTGAGTGGGTTGTTATGGTTGCAGATCATGTTTATGCTCCTCTGTTTCGATGGGGTGATGATAGCGCATCACCCCGATTGCGTTTTAACAAAAAGTGCTATTCGTGCTTTTTGAACTCGTGAACCTGGTTCCCGCCGGAATGGTCTTCGATATCCACGCGATCGCAGGTGATGTAAAACCCGCGAATTGCGGTGAAGCGCCACTTGCCGCACCAGTGGAAGTAAACGCCGTGTTCGCTGCCCGGCACTGCCTTCGTCGACTCTTTAGGGATCTGAAGCCCGGCGAAGGTGCGGAGTTGAAGCGTTCTGTTAAAGCGTGGCATGGTTGATGCTCCTATCGTTGGTGATGTGGTGATAATACCCGACCCCTCTGACCGGGTTTTACAAAAAAGTGCTATTGCGGATAGTCCGGGCTAATGATTTTATCAGGCTCATCGGCCATCATGACCAGGACGCTCGACGCACCGATGAATTACGGCTTCGTCACTGCATGGACGGTATCAGTAACGTACTTTATTTATGATTCAGAAATTGGAAAAAATGCCATCAAAAGGAAGTCGCCAGTGACGCATTCTAAGGAGTCAGGAAATTCGGCTTGCGATGCAATGACGATGGCTGTGATAACCTCCTTATCATCTACTGGAGTGTTTCCCAAGCGCATTGGTGCTGCGGGGTCGGACTGGTCTTGATAGAGTTTCATACCTTTTCCCCTTTGATTCTGGTTTTCAGTGCCATTGTGTATCCGTTGTACAGCAAGCCCTTTGGCATCACTTCGTCAACGATCGATAAAACCCTTTCCCGTTCAGAGTGAACGCCCTGCTGCCTGTAAGCATCGGCCTCCAGGTCACGCCCAGCGCTATCATCGAACTCAGTGGACACGATGATTAGCCCGGCTCCCAGGCTCACGCGCAAGACCTCGCCAGGCTCAAGGAGTTTTAGCAGTGGTCGGCGGAAGTGATTATCGACGGGATGCACGCCGAATTTTTCCGTGAACTGATCTGCTGTCATCTGGATACGTCGCCCGCCATCCAGGAACATGCGCCGGATCTCCTTCGAGCGGTTTCCTGTGAACGTGCCTTCGTTGGCCCGGCCAGCCTGGTGATTGCCTTCCGGCTCCCCGAACGTGATCGATTGCAGCCATTCATGGTACGCGGCCTGCTTTTCTGCGTCGTACTGCATCCATTCGGACACGTCGACTTCTTCGAACTCATAACCCTTGTATTGCATGTTTCTCCCCCACATTTGCGGCGTTTGTTGGTGTTTGGTAAGGCGAGATTACCCCACGCAAGCCTTGCTGTCAAAGGGTTTGAGCGTGTTTGGTAAGATTAGTAAGCATCCCCCATATATACCTATACCACCAGGCGGCGGCGGAACATCTAAAATTTATGGCTCTCGCAAGATGATTCCGGTAGCCATGCCGGGAGAAATCTTACCAAACATATATAGATAGAGAGAGTAATAATAATAATATTGTTATTTATCATATACTTATATATCTATTATAGGCTTATATTGGTCACTTTTTGTGCAATTTTCAGGTAAGATTTTTCCTCCCCCACATTCCCACACGACGCAAATGTTTGGGAAACACACTCGACGTTTTGGCAGGATTCGAACGGCAAATTATGTGCATGGTGCATGCATCTATGCAATTCGTTGCACATCATTAAACAATCCATCATCACATTGCACAGAATGAAACAATCACAATCAATCATTAATCGTCAAAAGTAATCACCAGGAAATCAGATGCAATCACAGCCTATTCCACTATTCCGAATAGATGGAATAATCGACAATCGGAGGAATAGCACAAATAATCAAAACCATGCTGGCGGGATCGGGTATAGTCATCACATCAACCAGTCAGGAGCGAACACGATGCAAACTTGCAAATACATCACCAAAGCATTCGCCTACAAATCAACCAGGATCGCAGTGCTGCACGTGAACACCAGGAAGGATGGCGACCAGTACAAAATCATGAAGCACGTCATCAACTATGTTCGCGGGAAGAACGTCGAATCATGGCGTGTCATGGGGAGCGCCAGCACGTTCACTGATTTGCGCGAGTGCATCGGCAAGTTCGAAACGCTGGTCAACTCCCATCGCAAGGCAACCGGGAAAGAACCGATTAAATTCACCGTTGAGGAATAATCATGAACAAGCAGGAGCTATTCGATCGCGTTGACGCCTTCATTTCGACGCATGGCTATGTGCCTGTGAATGTGCGCGTTCACTTCGATAAGAACTACGGACTGGGCAGGCAGACGGTCAGTCTTTGGCTTGTGGGGAAATACAGCGCCGACGAAACGCTTTGCATGGGGATTGATACCCTGTTTCTGAAACGATATCACAGCGCTGAACGGGCAGAAAAAGATGCTTCGCGGTTCCGCGCCCAAATCAAAAAGGAGTACCAGCAATGAGAATCTTTACCCGTAGTAAGTGGGACGTGGTTGAGGCGGCGGCAACTGCTGCAATCATCCACTATTACGGGCGTCACCCTGAAGACTTAAAAGCCGACGACACGCCGTTTGTCGTCAACACGGTTCCCGAAAGCAAGGCGTGGCAAATCAACGACAAGCAGACGGGGTATTTCATCTTCGGTGCAACACCCTGCCGGGTCGACAGCAACGATATCGAGATTCAGAGCCTGGAGGATGCCGCGCCGCGCGTTCAGCGCACAATCTACATCTGCCAGGATTACACGACCTGCGTTCCCGAATAGCACGAATTGCTAAAACAGTATTTGGGGATGGTGGCATACTATCCCCACACCAACGAAACGAGGAAATAAAACATGAACCATCCAAAGACTGATTCGATCCTGGCCGTCCTGCATGCGCACGGTCGCGTTGTTATCCGCATGAACCGCGAATCCGGCTTTACTCAGATCACGATCACCAAATCGAATGGTCGCTATGTTGTCGGCACTGTTCCGGGCGCTCGCCTGATTCCGTCCTCCCTTGCTGGCGTCACGCTGACGCTGGAATCGAACAGCATGTTCATTGAGTCGTGGAGAAGCTAATGAAAGAGGGCGATCGCGCATACCTGGAAGTCAACGGCGAAATGCATCACTGCACCGTGCTTCTGAAAAGCAAGGGCGTCTACATGTTCGTTAATGAGTTCGGCGAGGAGGTCGCGACAGTGCAACTTTTCTGGTCAACGAAGAATCCCGGCGATAGCTCCCTGACTGGTCGACCGGATCACATCGGGGCGAAGGAAAGCATGAAGTGCTGCGAGGCCCCAGGATGCGGGGCTGTCTATAAGGTCAAGGCGGCGGATCTTAAACGCGGCTGGGGTAAAACCTGTTCGAAGTCATGCGCCGCCAGTTTGCGAGAATTTAACAGGAGGAAAAGCAATGGCTGATAATTACGACGATGCCTACTGGCACCGTTTCTTAACTGCCCAGGATGCGGGGCTTAACCGCGAATATTGCATCAAAGTAGCCAATCAGGAAATGACGCTATCGGATGCCCTGGGAGGTATGGATATGGATGCCGAAAGTCTGCCGATGCGTGACGATCTGGTAGAGCAAGAAGAAAATAGTTGCGGCTGCACTGGTGAAGAAGGTTGCCGCGAATGTATCCCTTTCTGGTGAGGTGATGAAATGCAAAATAGCGATCGAAACAGAGACTCATCAGGTCGCTTTGTAAGCAACCCGCTCAGATATGGCGGGTTTCACGTTTGCAAAACCTGCGGAGAAAATAAAGAGTGTACGCCTGAAAATTACAGGCTAATGAACGTAGGTAAAAAATGCGAAAGTGTAAGCAAGGAATGTCGAAAGTGCCAAACAGCAAAAGGATATAAGCGGCACAAGAAAATGATGGAAAACAAGGAGTTCGCAGAAAAAAGAAAGAAGACCGCTAAATCATGGAGGGAAAGAAATAGGCTTAAAGTGATGCTTAATAATTACATTAGCATTGACGAGAAGAAAGGTATGACCTGCACTTTAACGCAATCAGATCTGGAGCGTATAACTTCTATGCCGTGCCATTACTGCGGAGACACTAACAGGATCGGCATTGACAGGATTAATAATAAGATGCCGCACACTGCTGAAAACTCTTTGCCGTGCTGCGTTGAGTGTAATGTTGCAAGGAGTGATCATTTCACAACCGAAGAAATGATGATTATCGGGGCGGCGATAAGGGAAGTGAAAAGAAAAAGAGAATAGCATTTTTTGCTAAAACTGCCCGGCGAAAGTCGGGTAGCATTACACTCATCGAAACGCAACGGAGCAAAACAAAATGAAAATACTTCTCGTGATACTGTCAACGGCCTTGTCTATGACTGGTGCGGGTGGTTTTATCTTTTCCATCATGATGTTAGTTTCTGCTGGCATTATTGATATTTACCATCACAAAACAATGATTGATTTAAGGGTTAATCGCATTATCAGCGAAATAGAAAGCGCCTGCGAAACAATCAAAATAAGGGTGATTGAAAAATGATATCTCAAAAACTCTCCGAAGTATGCCGCGAAGTTCTGAAAATGAATAACGGCGGCGCAACGATGGCTGCAATGCAAAATAAGATCGAATCGCACGTTGGCTTTAAATTGAGTTGCAGAAACAAATCCGACTTTCTGGATCTGGTAAACCTCTATATCGAAATGGGAGAAAGGAAATAAAATGGCAAAGTCAATCAAAATTAAATGCACCTCAAGCCGTGCTGTTAATATCCAGGAAAACAACCTTTATTCCGCTCGCATTGACGACGAAGGCAATGTATCAATGATGGTATATAACAGCGCCGAACTGAAGAAGAAGCGCGTTTACTTGTCGGTCGGCATTAGCGGTGAGTTATTCATTGCTGGCGTTGGCGGCGTGGTGGTGGCGACGTTTATAGAGCTGAAAACGAAAACCCTGAAATGCGTTGGCCTCGACCACAAAAACCCGGTGAAAAAATCCTTCACCGTCGGCAAGCGTTACCAGGTGGAAAGTGGTCGAGCGCTGGGCGGCGTCGCCGGGTACATCTTCGACCGTGACGGTTGCCGCTGGACGCTCTACCGTGAGGAAGTCGGTTTCAGCGTGTCGGACGGAACCACGTTTGAGGCGAAATACCTGTAACGGATTCGGGGCCATGCGCCCCGATAACCTAAGCACATTTTGCAAGTGCGTTTAGATTATCACTGGATCTCGGATTTAAGACGGCTTATCATTAGCCGCACGATTAACCAATCAGGAGCAAGGCATGTTTTTAAATGACCGCGTGTCCCCACAAGATATTATTGCCATCGCAGAGAAGGAAGGCATCAGCCCCTTGCGCGTCGCCATCCGTGCGAACGGGTATCGCGACTCCGTTTCTTTCTGGCCTAAGCCGAAAGATATCGACGTAAACGCGGACAAGTATCCCACGATCTCGATCGCGAATGATTACGATATCGTCGGCAAGCTGGCGCTCAACGCTGCTCGCTCCGTTCAATTCCCGGAATCATCGGCTTATATGCATTTCCTCGGAACCGTGTCCGCCGCGATGATGGGTCGCTTTTGGGTGGAGTACCACGGCAGCGAGCAACCAACGACGCTTTACGTCATTACGTCGCAGCCGCCTTCCGCTGGTAAGTCTGCGATTAACTCGCTGGCTATCGATCCGATCGTCGCAGAGGTTGAGCGAATCAACGAGGAGCGCAAGAAAGAGCGCAAGAAAATCATGGCGAAGTTGTCTGCCAACAAGCAGGCCATGAAAGGCGAGTTATCGCAGTCTGATATGGCGAAACTGTTCGAAGATAAAGACGAACTTGAGGAGAAGTTAGAAAGCATGTGCGATCTGACCTTCCCCGTTTCCGATACCACGCCGGAAGGCCTGGCGAAAATCAACAATCGGCAAGGCAACTTTGCGGTTATCTCGGACGAAGCGACAGCGGTTAACAGCCTGTTAGGGATCACGTATGGCAACGACGGCGGCAAGAAGACGAACAGCGAACTGGTGTTGAAGGCGTGGGATAAGGGCCACGTATCGATCGCACGTTCCGACGTCAGTAACAATATGTCATTCGTCGCGCTGGGCTGTATTTGCGTAATCGCCCAGGATGAAACCATCGACGCCATCATGCAAGCTGGTTCTCGCGGTATCGGTGTATCAGAGCGTTTCCTTTTGGTTCGCGAGCAAACGCGGTTAGGTGAGCGTGTGTTCATTGACGAAAACGGGAATTCGACCTATGAGCCGATCGACAAGTCTTTACGCGCTGATTACTTCCGCCTCATTCATGACATTATGACGGAATCGTATATCAAGCTGGAAGTGACTGAAGCAGGCATGCGTCGGCTGAACAAGGCACGCCAGGAGTTAGAGCCGGAATTAGGCGACGGCGGGAAGTATTCGCATACGATGCTGCGCGGTGCGATGGGTAAATTCGATAAGCAGGTGATGCGCCTGGCGTCGGTAATCCACACGATCCGCAACTGGCAACCTGGCGGCAAGCGCTCGAAGAAGATCGGAACCGAAACGATCGACGAAGCCATCATCATGTTTCATGAGTTAAGCAAAACGTATTTGTCGTCGGCTGATTCGTCCGGCTTCGCTGGTGAGGGCGCGGAGATTAAGGCGGTGTACGATGTTATCGCTAGCCGTGGCAAGCAGGCGAAAGGCGTGATGACGGTTCAGAGCATCTATAACGCGTGCCGCAATCTGAAGATCTTCAAAGGTCAGTCCGGGGTAAGCAAAAGGATTAAGGAAAAATTGCTGCCGAAGATGGAGGAATTAGGGTTCATCTGCGTTATTGATTCAGAGGTGTTTATTAACCCTTCGTTCATGAGGTAATGAATGTTTATCCTTGACATTTACCGATTCTGCGAGTCTCGCCGGGAATTTACCCGGCAAGATTTTGCGAAGTTCGTTTACATGCACCGCGAATCGCCGCGCATGGCAAAAGCCGCCAACGTGTCACACCGTATGTTCGCCTCAATGGTTTCTAAGGAGTTTTTAGCGCGAAGCTATACGAATGGATACCTGGACGGAAAAAACGGCGTGGTGTGGTGTACTGGCCCGGATAACAGGGAGATTGGATTTAACTTCCGGTCGTTTGAAGGGATGGACAACAAATACATGTGGGAGATGATGCACATTGAGCAACTCGACGATGAAGCCCTATTCGGGAAAGCAGGTGGAAGATCTGATAACGGAGGTTCACAGGCTTGTTTGCGTGAATCAGATCACACCAGAAAATTACTTGCGTGCCGCGCTCACCTTGCTATATCAAGGCATGGCCGCGACAAACACGGTTGAACATGGGTTGAATGATGAAGATGGCGTGGCACTGCTGCACGTCAAACGGTACATATGAAAAAAGGGGCTTACGCCCCTTTATTTTTTCGCTCTCGCCACATACCGAAAACACCGACAGCGAACATGATGGCCCCAACGGCACCAATCAGCCACGGAATCATGCTTCCGCTACCGTCGTTTCGGATCTCGATCTTCTCCGCCGTAATCTGGTTCGCGTGAATGCTGGAGGTCGTCACCGCCTTTTTGTTGGACGTGTCAACCTTGCCAACTGCCGATTCTTTGAAGGTCGTTTCCTGCTTGCTGGACGTGTCCGTTTTGTTCGTCACGCCAACCGCCTGTTTCACGTTCTCCGCGCCGACTTGCGCCGTCATATCCGGCTTGCTGCCCACCAGATCGGAAAGGATCGGGACGCTGGAAGCGCAACCGGAAACAAGTGCAACCGCCCACACGATGAAGCCGATTGCCAATGCTCGCTGAAAATTTAAGCTACTCATTTTAGATCCTTAATGCACAGATTGAATTCCTGATCCCGGCGATTATGCAGGCCGCGCGATTTTTCCATCTTTCCCGTTTTCGGGTTGCGATAGTACGTCCAGCGGTAAAGCTGTTCGCACGCCTCATATAGCCGCCCCTGGTTCGTCAACTTCAGCATAGTGCTGCCGGAGTATGCGCCGCCGCCAGCGTTGAAAGTGAAGCTGTACATCGACGCCCTGAAGGTGTCCGGAACGGCCACTTTGATTTTGCTGTCAACTACACGCTTTGCGACCTGGATGTGCTTTGCCAAAAGAGCATCGCACTCTGACCGGGTATAGGTTTTCCCCTTGATTACGTCCGGCCCTGTGATGCCTTCGCAGACCGTCGAAACGCCAGCGATATCGGTATAAACCTTGTATTTCGTGTCCTCCACTTTCGGGAGGAAGGAGACAGCGATCGCCATCGCCGCCGCGAATGTAACCCGCGTTTTAATCCCCATGTTATTTACTCCTGATCTTCACCGCCGTTTTGATATCCCCGGCTTCCAGCGCGTCACGAAGCGCCTTTGAATCTCGCCAGCGCAACCACGCGCCGAAGGAGCCGAATAGAATCATGAAAAATAAACCAATGGCTGCAATGATAAGTTGCCCGGTCGCAGAGCCTGCGAGGGTAACACCGCCGCTACCATTGGTTGCCGCGTTGATGAATTCCCGCATGATATGCAACCTCTGTTAGTTAAGTGATAATGCGATGATATATGCGTTGGACCAAATAAAGAACAAAAAAAAGGGAACCTGTTAAGGCTCCCAAAGTTTAAGGCGGTGATAATAAAGGCATTACGTAGAGAATATTAATACCCTTCAAAAACCATATCAAGGATTTTTTGCGCGTCGTCTTCCGGCTCGCCAGTAGTCATATAAAAATCGAATTCGTGATAAGTTTTGCAAATCAGATCCGGGCGGCTAATATGCTTGCGGCTGTCACCCTCGAAAGTCATGCCGTCACGATGCAGGCGAACGACAAAGACGTTTACGCTATCATGCGCCGCGATGTGCTCTACTTCTTCGTCAAATCCGCCGTCGCTGACGACGCAACTAACAGGCGAATTCACGACGGAATCGCAAAGCAACTTGCCGAACTGCTTTTTGCCTAACGTCGGCTTTACGAAATTTTCGCTAATGTGAATCAGGAATTCACGCGGCGAGCGGTCGCCTAAAAAGTCGCACTTGACTTCTTTCCGGCTGCGGTCGTGGTAACGGACGGCGAAGCGGGAAAAGTCGGTTGCACCCAGGATGGCGCGCGCAATGTCAAACATCGGTGATTTGAAACTCAGGATCCGATACTCCCATTTGCGGGCGATGATTTCCGCGATGGTGTCTTTTCCGATGCCAGGCGCGCCGTTGAGGATGATTACATTTTTCATTTGTCTACTCCATGAGATTTCAGATGGTCGTGAAGGTTTTCGCCGTAGTCGCAGACCTGGTAAGTTGTGATACCCAGGCTACGGAAGTGCGCAATAACATTGGGGGAATCATCCCACGCCGCAACAATGCGATCAAGTCCGATTTTGCGTAACTCCTCCTCCTTGATTACCGTGTCTTTACGGTTATCGCTGGCGCGGCGCATGATTAGACGGTCATATTTCACCCCGTAGCGGTCAAGCCAAATCATTGTTTCGGTCTTCACCTCATCGGATCGACCAGTCAGGATGATAACGGTAATTCCGGAGCGATGAAGCGCATTCGCTACATCAATGGTGCTTTGGATTGGGCTGTCTCCAATTGACGCGCCATTAAATTCGCTCCAGCTTTCTGTAAGATGGAGATCCTTTTTCGGCAGCAGGTGCAAGCGGTGGGTTCCGTCGGAAAGCGTGCCATCGAGATCGAAAATACAGATACACTTTTTATTCATTGGTTTATCCTCATTGGCCCCTCGCGGGGCCGTTGTGGTTACATGTTAGGGCGGTAGATAAAGCGGCCTACTTCGCCATATTCTTTGCTGTACAGAATAACCGCCGCCTGGCGATAGGAGCGCCAACCACCGCGAGCGGCGTAAGCGTCTTTGGCCCCTAACTGGCCGTGTACTTCGTCAATCCCTAACGAGTGCTCCGTGACGGTCTGGTGATGCCAATGGCCCGAATGCGTGTAGATGTAGTCGCATTGCCCGAACTCCTTGCGGAAGTCAGTAGCCATTGCGGCAAGGCGCGTTTCTGCCTTCTTCATTGTGTGGCCGTGAGTGTAGCCCAGCATCGTTTTGCCCCACACGGTACGATGCAGAATGGCAGGGCTGACGTCAACGAATACGCGAGGCTCATTTTCATAGAACGCTGCGAGCGCTGCACGCAACCAGATCATACCAGCCTGATCGTGGTTCCCCTCGATCACCTGCACCTCTACTTCCGCGTGATTACTCAGCAGTAGCGACACGGCGCGGCGCAATGAGCGAATAGCCACATAGACAAGTTTCGCGTAACGGCTATCCTGATCGAGAACGTGACCACTTGCCGGGGTTACTGCGTCCAGGCCGTCACTGTGAAGGAAGTCACCGCCGACCAGCAAGACCGCCTTTTTCGACTGCGGGGCAACCGAAACGGAATAGTCAAAGAAGCGGTTAAGAACCCTTTCGGCTGTGCTGGTGTCGTAGTTCTCGCCGCATTCGTGCTTGTGGGCCATCGCGCCGATGTGCAAGTCGAAGATCGGATACAGGGCAAGCTGATCCTCAATGAAAAACTTCGATTCATCCTTCGGCTGCGGTTTGGCGCGCGGTAGGTCTTCGCAGAATGATGCTTGCGCCGCCTCCATCAAAGCGATCATGCGGTCGCGGTCTACTTCTGACTTGACCCAGCGCACAACTTCGTCACCGTTCGCGCGAATCATGGTCGATGTGCCTTTGACCCCGAACCCGTCCGGGATGTGCTTCGCTACGTGGTTGTTACCGTGCAAATGCCCCTGGCGGGCAAGTCGAACGCCGCGACGTTCCACACTGCGAACGTTCATGCCGAACTCTTCGGCGATCTCGCGGTAGGTCTTGCCTTCCTCGCGGGCGGCTAAAAATTCTTCGTCTGTGATTTTAGGTTGCATAATTTATCCCAATTGAATTGCGTAGTTAAAGATTGCGATAGTGAGAACCACCGCCGTAATCAGGATCGCAATATATCGCATTCTCAACACTCCCGCTACTTGTAATATTTTTTGGTCTGCTTAGACTCATTAATGAACATCTTCAGCGCGTCGGCCTCCGCCCGCGTCGCAACCGCTATACGCGTGCGCTTCAGTGGGCGCTCATGAAGATAGGTAAATTTCCCATTGAACACAATGGAGATATCCTTGATATCGAAATGCTTTGCGATCATCACGATATCGTCACTAATGCCAGCCTCCTTGGCATGCTGCCAGACGGCAGCGCGGCCAGATTCGACAATCATTATTCGTCACCGTAAATGCAGAAGCATTCCGCCATCTGCTCATACATGTGAATTTCTTCGATGCCGTGGGCGGCTCGGAAGTAGATTGCGCCGATTTCACCATCAAGGCCATTCTCTAAAGGCTTCGCCACGTAGTCGGCCATGCACAGGCGAGAAAGGTTAATAAGGTGGCGCGATACGATGCGCGGCTTAACTTGTGCGATCTTGATGGTGTCGGCAATGGTTTTGGTGTTCATGGCGTTAGCTCCTGATTGGTTGATGGAACAATAATACCCGCTCGCTGCGGGCATTGTTTAGCAATTAGTGCTGTTTCGCGAAATATTCCGCACCTTCACGCGCCCGAAAATCCAGCAATTCGCGCTCAAGAATCGCGGGCCAGTCAGCAAGCGGAGTGCCGTTATCCATGAACTCTTGATAAGTGCCGTCGATGCTATCGGCGAAGGCCATCTTTTCTTCATCCGTACCGATGAAGCCGTACTTGTCCAGCAGAGTAACGACGATGTGGAGGTATTCGGTGAAAGATTCAAGCTGTTCCATTTTTCAGATCCCACGTTTGCGCATGCGCTTTTTAGTTAATGACGGGCAGATTTCGCTTACCGGGACGTAGAACGTTTTTTGCTCCTCGCCCGGCTTGAGTTTGCGCATGATAAAAATCACGCTGCCCTTGTTGTTGTTGTCGACTGGTTTACCACTTAGGCCGTTGATGAAGGCCAGGCGACCGGATCGGCTTAGTTGCGTTCCGTCTTCATCCTCCGTGACGTCTGCGACAATCCAAATGATCTCAGCCGCTGCCTTTTGTGCGTCTCGGAACCACGCCGTAGAGTTGTCGCCGGGAAGCAAAATATCGATCTGGTTGTCATGCTCCATCTGCTCAATGGCTTTCAGCACAAAGGGATCCGGGAACGAGTAAGGCGGATTAAGCCAGACGTGCTTATTTTCCCCCCACCAGCGCTTGAGGCAATCGGTATTTTCGTCGTAAAACTTCTTGCAGACGTTGTTGTTTTCTTCGGCGGCGGCGTCCAGGTCGTATGGCCCGTAACGCTCCTCCATGTAAGCAATAAGGCTGCGATCGGTTGACCACTTGTCGCGGACGATATCCGGCGTCTTGCTCCCTGCGTAGCGGTTGCCCGTTACTTGGTAGAATTTATCAGGCTTGACGGCCTGATAGTGTCCGCCAGTGGCAAGCGCGTTGCCTATGAACGTTTCACGTTCAAGCTGTTCAAACGTCGTGAAAGCGTCGTGAGTGTCTTTGTCTTGGGTGTCTTTTGCCATTATTACTTAACCTCGCAAGTTAGAGTGTTCTGATAAACGCTAACTTTAATATCAATGGTGTTTTTGTTAACAGTATAAAAAGCCGTTCCAAGTGGCGTAAACAGCTTATACTGGTTTTCACCAATGCCATCAATTAAAACGCCAGCGCTCTTGCCGCTAACTACCTTCATATAATCGCTCGTAACCTCAAATGCTTCGTTACCGCAAATATATGTTTTTGGTTTTTCGCTGCAACCAATAAGACCAAGAGACATAACAATTAAAGCAAGCATCTTTTTCATCTTTCAATACTCCGTTCTTCGTTTCTATGCAGTAATACTACCCGACTTTCGCCGGGAGGTTTTAACAAAAAGTGCTATTTTATGGCATCGCAGAAAGCGATCTTAAACTGCTCGAATCCATAGGCCACGGCAGCGAACCCGCCACGGCTTCGGACGGATGCGAGGAATTCCCGTTGCTCCTTGCTCACTGGAGATGCCTGGGATTTACCCTGGCGCTTTAGTTCAATGGCTGCGAACGGGTATTTTCCGCCCAGCCCAATCAGAACAAGGATATCGCTTACGCCTTTAAGCAATCCCATTTGATGATCTGCAACGGCGCTCGCCTTGTGCTTGCTGCCCTCGTTGACCGTATGCCAGAACAGATAATCGGGGTATTCGTAACGCAGCCACGAAACGCTGTTCATCTGGTCGATTTTTTCAAGCGGGCAAGCCTTTACAGGCCCGCCGTAATATTCGAGGTAATCCCCTTTGTCTGTAATCACTCCTCGCCTCCAAAGTCTTTGCGGGAAATAATGTCCTCCTTCTTGCCGTTGATGCGATGCGTTACGCGCTTCGGCGCGCGGAAGTATTCCGCATACTCTAGGATCTTGCGGGCGTTTTTCATGCCGCCCAACTTTCCACGCATTACAGCATCATCAACATGCTGGAAGACTGCCTTTTGTCGCCACAACTTACCGCAAATCGCACTTTCTGACTCAGGGAAGAATTTCTCCCTTGCCGTGAACCGCTCGCCGTCATGGTTGAGCAACACGTAATTAAAGATGATCCCGCTTTGGTTTCGTGTCAATCCCAAATCAAAGCCTACAACCTGATACCAGTCATTTTGCGTGTAATGCTTCCCGGTGAGGTTGTCGTTAGGATCCTTTAACTGCACGCCACAACATCTGCACTGGCGCGCCACAATGTCGTTTTCAGCGTGGCATCCCTTGACCTTGATTTTCCCCGTCCTCGGATCCTTTTGGTCTTCGCAGCGCTGGGACGTCCAAAAATACTCGCACCGATTGCCGTTACTATCCTTGTGGATGCAGCGGCGGGCGTACTCGCTATTTTCGCCTTTGCAGACCGGGCAAATTTTCGGGCCGTTCTTGCTGCTCTTGCGCTTCTGATACTGCGCCTGCTCAAGAATCGGATCGAAATACAACTGGCCCAGGTCATCCATTGTTCCGGCAAAATCCCAGACAAGGTGATCTTCTTTCACCCACGAATAGGGCGCTTCCTTCTGCCAGTCTTTGAGCAATCGCATTCCGCGACCCAAAAGCTGAATCAGCAACGTCAGAGAACCGATCTTGCGAAGGATTACAGAAAAATCCCAAAACGGAACGTTAACGCCAGTCGTTAGGGCCATCACCTGGAAGATGTACTTAATCTCGCCACGGTTCGCCTTGTCCAGAATTTCACCGCGTTTCTTCGAGTTCGTCTTCTCTGTGATGATCGCGTATGTGGCGTCCGGCGGTAAGTAGCTCGCCGCCTCCTTACAGTGTCGCTGGCCCGCGCAAGTGATAAGCACGCCGTTTCGCGTCTGCGCACGCTCGACCACCTTCTGCATAATCAGCTTAGTCATTTCGCCGGAATCGTGGATTTTCTTCTCCATCTTGCGCAAGTCTTCAGCGCTAAAATCCTGCGTGCCGTCCTGACTGGAGCCGTGAAACTCTGACAGGTCATAGCCCAGGCCGTCGGCCTCAGTGTCACCAAAGATTGTCGGAACCACCGAACCGAATTCGACAAGGTAGTTTGTGTTAATGTCCGTGATCTGCTCGCGCCAGAAACCCGGCTGGCTCTTGTCTTCCTGTAAGATCGGAATGACACCGCGGAACTCAGAACCAGTGTAGCCAACGATGCGAAGTTCTCGCCCCGTCTTCTGAAGGCAACGGCGCATTAACTCGATGATTACGATGGTGTATTGAGTGCGCCCGCCGCCAAATTCAACCGTTTCGAACTTTTCGTTGTACGGGTAATCGGCATCGACGATCTCACCATTCACGCGATACGGCTTATCCTTTGCGCGGCTCATGTACTCGAAGGATTCATCGTTCGCGATCGCTTCTGCGAGGTCTTGCCAGTCAACCTGATGGCATTCGTCGATTGCCAGGACTGAAGGCACGTAATCGCCAAGCATCTTAAACAGGCCATTAACCACCGTCCCTTCGGATCCGACGACGATCGGGAAGTAAGCCGCCTTTGTGCCTAACCCGGCGCAATAAACGGAGTTTGGCACGTCAAGGTTGCTGATTTCTTCGGAATCCTGCTTCACGATCTCGGCCTGCCTGGCGAGAACCATCATAGGCAAGTTCATTGTTTTGCACTGCGCCGCGAGCATGGCGATCATGATTGTCTTGCCTGCGGATACGGACGCCTTAATGTAGAACGGATGCTCATAGTTCGCGATCCGCTTCGCCGTCTCGATGTACGCGACAGCCTGGTAAGGGTACGGAACGATATTCCCGACCGTGAACCGCTTTTGAATAGATGGGATCTTGTCTGCGTAGGCTTCAATTTGTTGTTCAATTGTCAGCATGGTTAATCCTGATTTGTCATTCGCATGGTTGCGTGTATAATACAGAGCAAATTTTATCGTGTTTAACAAAAAGTGCTGTGAGGTTAAATTATGGAACAAATGGCAAAGGTAGACAAGCGAACTTTGAACGGCAATAACGGGACGTCACGCGGGAAAGATAAGAAGCCCCGCAAGAAGCCGACAGGCTATTACGTACTGAAGGATGAAGTAAGGGCGGGCCTTACTACCCGGATGGAATTGGTGATCGAGGCATACGGCGGCATCGCCAAAACAGCAAAGGAGTTGGGCGTTAGCATCCAGGTCGTTCAGCAGTGGATTAAGCGCGGCATGATTTCAGCCGATGGTGCTTACCTGGTTCATAAGAGTTACCGCCGCAATGACTGCAAAGGCTTCAGGGCTTCATTTTGCCGCCCGGATCTCAGATTCGACAGCAACGGAAAGCCGATTACGCGCCGCTGCGACCGCCGAGAAATGCTTCGAGTAGTCCGATAGCACAATTTGACTAACTACTAAACGCCTACCGGGTTATGATTCTCGCGTGGGCGTTTTTTATTTGGAGGTTATGACGTGGATTTTTACGACGAAAAAGAGGTTTTGCCATACATGCCGGGGATGTGGCGCGAGGCGCTACAAAATATTTGCGGCATCCACTCCCGCTATTTCAACGGCAAACACCAGGACTGCCCTAACTGCGGCGGTAAGGATCGCTTCCGCTGGACTGACAAATTAGAGAATCGCGGCGACGGCGGGGCATATTGCAGCGGCTGCGGTGCCGATAAGGGGATCGGATGGTTAATGAAGTTGAGCGGCGAGCCATATAGCGAGTGCATCAACATTCTTGGGCGATACCTGGGCAAAGTTCCGCAAGAGTACGTAGTTAAGCGCAACAAGCAGGTTACTCGCGATAACGGGTACGACTACGGCAAGATGGCAGATCACGATCGCGTCGTGGCGATAATGAACAGAACGGAGGCCGTCGATAGCACGCCTGTAACGCTCTATGAGGGCATTGAAAATGAGTTCGTTGAATCATACCGGGTTGGCGTAAAAACCCACGAGAACGGCAGGCAAGAGCTATTTCATGCGCTCCCGATGCGACTGGTACATGAAGACGGGCCGGACGATGAATACTGCAACATCTTATTCATTGATGAGGAGGGCCGCGAGAAGATGTTAGCTGGCGACCTGACTTTCGGATCGGTGATCGTAACCAATCAGAGCGAAGGCGGTAACGGGCCAATTTACCTGGCTCGCTCTTGGGTGGAGGCGATGCACTTCAATATCGCAAGCTCGTTTAAGTGTGACGTGTGGGCATGCATCATCCCGTCCAACGTTGAGATCGTGGCCTACCGATATAAAGGAAAGGGTGGCGGAGAAGGTAAGCGAGAATTGCGAGTCGTATGCAGCAGGAAAGATCGGGATATGCTGGCGGCGGCTGAAGAACGCGATATGAAAGTTATCGTGCCGAACAATGACAACTTCAAAGGCGGATTCGAACGAAAGCTCTACGTGGCATCATCCCTTCTCTGATTAAAGCGTGAACAAATTTTAGGTAAGATTGATAATTTCAGTCTTACCTTTTTTATGCCAAAAATTCAGCAACTTACCAACTGGTCGACCACTTTAAGTAAGATTAGGTAAGATTCATCTTACGTAAATTTCGCTCATTTTTTAACCAATATCGCACCATAGAATATATATAAGTATATGATATCTAACTATATTATTATTATTACTCTCTCTCTATCTATCTGTGTAGGTAAGATTTTCTTCGGGTATATGTATTTTGCTTTGCGATTCCGCTCCAATTTTTCTGTGAATATTTACCTATAGGCATCTTACCATCTTACCAATTTGCGTTAACTCCATGAAATATATAAAGAAAATCACGTAAGATGCATCTTACTAAATCTTACGTAAATTTCGCTCATTTTTTGACCAATTGGCGAATAGCACTTTTTGCCTTGCACCTGGAATCGTCATGCGTATACTTAACGCAACGAAACCACAATAGGAGCAATATCAATGGCTGAAGCAATTTTTAAGGCATACACTAACGCGGAATTATCCAACGATGATTACCACGATCCTAACTCCTGGTGCGCCAGATACGTTAGCGGCTCAAGCCTCGGCGAGATTTACGCAACCTCCCCGGCCCACTGGAAATACAAGGAGCGGGAGGAAACAGCCGCGCTTTCCTTCGGTACTTGCTCCCATACCTGCATGCTTGAGACGTCCAAATTTAATGGCGAATACCTGCGAGCGACCGCACCGGGCGACGTTAAGGATCTGATTACTTCGAAGTCGGCATTGTCTGCGAAATTGAAAGCGTGTGGCCTGACTGGGACGTCCAACAAGGACTACCCAGAATTGCTGGAAATGGCATACCGCGCCGGGATTGATGTTAACGTGTGGTGGGCGATCGAACTCTGCGACGAAAGCGCCGCCATCAACTCAGGACGGAAGCTGGTCAAGGATTCTGATTTCGATGCGGTCGTGCAAATGCGAAACGTGATGCTGGCTAACCCACGTCACGCGGCGTGCATTGAATCGGATACAGCGCAACGCGAGTTGTCAATCTTCGGCGAAATTTTCGGTGTCCCGGTAAAGGTTCGACTCGATCATGTTGACGTCGTGTCGGATCCCGAACTCATCAAAGAGTGGGGGTTTAACCCGGATGAAGTTTTCGAAGTGGTGGTGATTACCGACTACAAAACTACTCAGACCTCTAAACCGGATGACTTTGGGAGACTGGCGTTCAACCTGGGCTACTATCTCAAAATGGCATTGCAGCGCGATCTGTTCGTTAAGACGTACAACGAAAAACGCCCGGTTGTTGTCCGCCTGCTGACGCAGGAGAAAAAATCACCGTTCGCGCCTCTCGCGTTCACGTTAACTGATCAGCAGATTGAGATCGGGCGGAAGCAGTATCAAAGCGTGATTCACCAGTACGCCGAATGCGTCAAGCATGACGTTTGGCCGTCATACGAATCGAACGCAGCGGAAGTGAGGTTGCCCACGCCGCAATTCGTGAAATACATGTTCCCGGAAGTATACGGCACAAATAGCTAAACACTACGGCGCACTTGTGATATAGTGCGCTCCACCAATCAGGAAAAGGAAAGTTTGTCATGCGTACATCTGAAAGTTTCAAAGAGATCGCCGTTGCGTTAATCAAAGCGAAGTCTGGCTTCGTTGCCGCGAAGAAAAGCGGGAAGAATAGCCACTTGGGCAACACCTATGCCAATCTCGGCGATATCCTGGACGCCATCGGGCCATCGCTGGAAAAGAACAAAATTATGGTCATTCAATCAATGATGGATACCAGCACCGACAAGGTTATGCACCTTGAAACGATGTTCCTGCACGAATCTGGCGAGTGGATGGCGTTTCAGTTCAACATGCCGATCAGCAAAACCGTTGAGCAAGCATATGGCTCGACGACCTCATACGCTCGCCGTTATGCGTTAGCCGCCGCGCTGGGCATCAAGCAGGCCGACGATGACGCAGAGATCGCGAAGATGAAGCCGCAAGACTTCAAAAAACGCATTGATGCGTGCGAAGACCTCGAATCTCTCCGCGAGATTTACAAGCTGGCTAAACAGACGTTGACGCCTGCGGAATGGAAGGTTACGGAAGACGATATCACGAAGCGCCAGGCGCAACTAAAAGTGACTCCAGCGAACGGATTTAACCCAGGAAAGCCGCAAGAGGTTGCGAAACGTGAGCCGGAACAGGTAGAATCAAAGCCTGAACCTGAAGCACAAGATATCTCATCTTTCAACTAATTTAACCGGGCGGGAAGCCGCCCCATAGGAAAAACAATGCATGTTGTAACAGGGGTAATCCGAAAAGCGCCTTACGTAAAAGAGGGCAGCAACAATAATGGGCCGTGGAAGATGTATGCGGTCGACCTGTCGGAGAGAATGAAGATCCGCAATCGCGACGGCCAGGACGAAACTGTATACACCAACTATCGCGCCGTCTTCTTTGCGAAGGAAAGCATGATTGCGTGGTACGATGAAGCGTTGCAGGTGGACAAGGTTATTAGCGTCACCTGCCGGACACTTCAGATCGTAAACAGCGAGCACAACGGCGCTACTTACAGCCACAATGAAATGATTATGCCGCAATTGGAATTCAGCCAGCGCGAACCAACGCAGGGCGGCGGTAATCAGCAGGGTGGGTGGGGCCAGCTTCAGCAACCGAAGCCGCAACAACAACAACAACAACCGAAGCCGCAAAGCGGTGGTGGTAATCAGGGCATGGATTTCGATGATGATATCCCGTTCTGATTTGACAACTAAAGGGGCCGCAAGGCTCCTTTTTTTTTCTGTTCATTGATGCTATTATCTGCGTTACTAAGACAACCAAAGAGGAATAAAAACATGGCACTATACAGAGAAGGCAAGGCGGCTATGGCCGCAGACGGAACAGTTACCGGAACTGGAACAAAATGGCAATCATCGCTTTCGCTGATTCGCCCTGGCGCGACGATTATGTTTTTGTCGTCACCAATTCAAATAGCTGTAGTAAACAAGGTGGTCAGTGACACTGAAATTAAAGCAATTACCACAAACGGCGCTGTCGTAGCGTCTACTGACTACGCGATCCTGTTAAGCGACTCGCTGACCGTTGACGGGCTGGCGCAAGATGTTGCTGAAACTCTGCGCTACTATCAGTCGCAGGAAACCGTGATTGCGGATGCAGTTGAGTTCTTTAAGGATTTTGATTTCGAATCTCTTAAAAATCTTGCCAACCAAATTAAGGCAGACTCTGAAGCTGCGGAATCAAGTGCTACGGCGGCTGCCACTTCTGAAAACGCGGCAAAAACTTCAGAGGCTAACGCAAAATCTTCTGAAAATGCGGCAAAAAATTCAGAGGTAGCAGTGGAGAATGTAAGAGACCAAGTACAGCAGATCATCAACGACGCTGGCGAACAGTCAACGCTGGTGGCGCTGGCGCAGCCTGATGGGGCAAAAAACATAGGCAAGTGCTCAAGCATAGCACAGTTACGAAATGTTGAACCAAACAGCGCGGGACAGAGAATCTTGCTGGCATCATACAAAGCAGACGGAACTGCTGATGGAGGCGGCGAATTTTACTATGATCCGACAGATTCCACCACGGCTGACGATGGTGCATCATGCATTGTTACCAGTGGCGGCAAAAGGTGGAAGGCAATTATAAATCCGGCAGTCAAAAGTTCGACGTTTGCATCTAGCGTAAATATTAACGCCTATCTCGCAAAGAAAGGCGTCAACTTGCAATTCGACAATGCACTAACGCCGACCGGACCAATCAACGTTCAGAGCAACACACGTATTGAATTCTCCGGCAATGGCGAAATTGACGCTCCGAGCACGCTGATTCAAGGAATTACAATCGCAGGTGCCGCCCCGACGACCTTCTATAACCTGTCAGCTGATGCCCTATCAGGCGCTTACCAGGTAGCCATAGCTACCGACCAGTTCGCTGTCGGTGACTGGATCGAAATTCGCTCTGAAGATCTTGTTAAGGGGCCAAACGCGAAGGGCGTTAAGCAGGCGCAGTTACGGCGCGTGGTGAAAAAGGAAACGTCTGGCGGTCAGTATGTGTACTCACTAGACAGAGTTCTTGAATACGATTTTCTCGTCGCTAGCACGGCGAGGTGCGGCAAGGCTACCGTGATAGAGAACGTGGTTCTTGATAGCCCGCGACTGAACAATATCAACTATCTGAATCAGTTCGGAATTGGGATAAACTGCAACTATGTGGTCAATCTTAGAATCATTAATCCGATTCTTATTGGCTCAAAGGATAAGTTCTTCATTGAAAACGACGCCGGAACTGGTGTTGCAGGACGAAGCGCGATCAAACTGAACAATTGCCGTGACGTGACCATAGACGCCCCGGTGTGCCACCATCAGGGTTGGTATGGTGTTGAAGTTCTTGGATGCAGCGAAGATATTAAAATAAACGATGGGGATTTCAATGATTGCCGACACGGCGTTTCGGTTAACTGGTCAATGCCATACGGTGAACCGAGAACAGTAATATTCAATAGATGTGTTTCAAGCAATGCAACAAAGGCGGCATTTGACACGCACGACGTTGGGGTTGATATTAAATTCATAGATTGCCGTGCAATAAAATCCCAGGGCGATGGTTTCCAGTATCGCGCCCGGAACGTGAAATACATCCGTTGTTATGCTGCATACTGCCTGTCCAACGGTTTCGACGGCGCACCAGGTGCAACAGGTTCTGAATTTAAAGACTGCGTTGCAGAATTCAACACAGGGGCCGGTTTCAATATCGCATTCGAACCTGGAACCGTGCGGAACTGCCGAGCCTACGGAAACACGGTTGGTGTCGGTACAATGGGAGGAAAGATACTTGGTGGCGAACTGGAAGGAAACTCACTGGCGGCCATCGACTACGGAACCGGACTAACCGGTGTTGCCGCGCAGTCAGCGCTTGAAGTTACTGGTGTCAAGATGCCGTTCAGTGACGGCACGACAACGAAAGCGCAGCCAAGAGCAATCTATTTCCGTGGCGCAAAAGCGGTTGACCCATCCCTAGCCACGATCCGCGATTGTGACATCAACGGGTATGGCAACAATTGGGCATTGCTATCGTCTTATTCTTCTCAGCCATCACTCCCGGTGATGTCTGGAAATAAGCTGGATGCGACTGGCATTGTCGGCACGGTAACGCTTGTTGCAGGCACAGCTACGGTGCCAACAGCGAGCGCGAGAAAACGCGAAACAAAGAACGCCAAAGAGCTTCCAACGGTTAGTAAGATCAAGCTGACCAGGCTTACTTACCAGTCGGCCACGACGCTTGGTGACCTTTACGTGTCACAAATAAACAACGGCGTTTCGTTTACTATTATGTCTACATCAAATTCGGATGTTTCGAAAGTTATGTGGGAAATATCCCTGTAATTCACGCCTCGCTTAGGCGGGGTTAAAAAATTTCACCACAATAATTGCGTGATAAGAGGCCACATTAATGGCATATGCAACGATTCACACCAGTTATGGCCTGCAACGGTTAGCGCAGGCCGAAAAAACCGGCGTAACCTAAAACAATATCCACTTTGTTGCGATATTAAATATCAAGCATTCAAGACAAAAGGAGAAAAAGGGGCCATTCGGCCCCTTTTTATTATGTAAAGCTATTTGAGTTCGTGCGGAATGCTGTTGCTGTGATGTTCTCAACTTGACAGCTATAGTCCCAATTCGCGTCTCTTCCTTTCGCTTTCACAAAGAAAGAAGTATTACTGTAACTTGCTGGAATATCAGCAGAAAAGCGAAATTCAGCAGCATAACTACCAGAAGTTAGCCTTGGGTTAACTGGAAAAAGTCTAGTTACCTGCTGCCCTCCAATATCGAACGTAATTTCAATAATATAGCCGTTTCTGTCATCCTCACCACCTGTAACCTCATAGATTAATGTGCAACTAAGAACTATCGTCATGCCATAACCGCGATTTTGATAGTACCCTTCGCGCTTAACGGTATTGTTTCTGCGAAAGCTCAAGTCAGCATATCTTCTTGCAACTGCAATGTCACCTATAAAGCTCTGAGCCTCAATAGTACCCTTAAATATGCCATCAGTCGCGTAGATCGTACCGCGAACAGTCGTATTCTGGAACTCAGAACCTCCATTCTTGTTAATCATCCACCCTTGCTGCCCGGCGATGTAGTTGTTTGACTGAATGACGTTACCGATCTTCGCGTTAGTGATTGAGCCATCCTGAATAAGAGCGTTATTCATGAACACCTGGTCATTCTGCACAACAAACGGTAGCGTGTACGCGCCGGATTCTGCATTACGGATGATAGCAAATCTATCAGCAATGAACAGCACCTGCGAAACAACGTTGCTCCCTTGCGCGGTAAGCTGTAGGGCCATCCCGGAATTATATTCCTGGCCGTTGTACTTCAAGCCCAGCTTCATTGTATACATTGAACCGACGCCATTAACGTTAGCCCACGAGTCGAGTTTCTGATCTAGCGCCGCGGAGTTCTCTCCGATCCTTGCTGAAAGCGCCTCTTCCGACGTAACCCGTGCCTCAGTTTCATTGGCTAGTGCCTCGTTAACTTGAGTTAATCCAGCATTTAGGTTTTCGTTGAACTCTGCCGATATCTGGTTAACCTGCTGCACCCTGGCTTCCGTCTCATTTGCTATTAGAACTTCTGCGCGTTTAATCTCAGCCTTCCTCTTGCCATTCTCCTTTCTCATGATTCTAACATCTCCATCATTCGCTAATGCGTTTTGGATGATGCTGTTAGCGTAGTCATTGAGTTTTGCCGCACTATCCTGTGCACTCACCTGAAGTTCTTTCATCGCGTCGCTGTCGAGGATCTCATCCAGGATCACATCCGTGATGGCGTTAACGTCAGTAGAAGACATGCCGCGAGCGTAATCAGTCCATGCTGAAACATTGCCGATCCTGTCGACACTTCGCGCCTTGTACCAGTTAACATAGCCAGCAGGCAAAATTGAGTGCCAGTATTCAGCCGCCGGATAAGGAATCAGAGTAAGCAGGCTTGCATCCTGATCGGTTCCGCTTTGCGACTGGTAAAGCTCAATGTATGCCGTATCCTCTGCACCTTCAGGCATGGCCCACTTAACGCGAATCCCAAAGATTTCATTATCCGACGCGAAAAGGTTAATCGGGCCTTTTGGCGCTCCGACTTTCCCGGTCAGTGTGGCGGTTACCAACGCAGACCACGGAGACGCTACATTCCCGCCGCTAATGCACCTTACGCGGGCCTGATACTCACCAGCATAGATGCCTTCAATATCAACCTGCGTTGTCGCCGTGCGAGGAACGTTGTTCCAGTTCCCACCATCCTTACGCCATTGCACCTCGTACAGTTTTGCATACTGCACGGCAGACCATCCAATAACCATTGTTTCGACGCTCATACCCTGCACAATGCGTGAGAATGAACTAATCGACACGTTTTCCGGCGCTCCCATTGAATCCGGGTCAACAACCGACGTTGGGCGGTCGTCAGTGATTACTCCGTTGTCGATCGCGTCGTACTTGTTCGGGTTGTATTGGGTAGCTGTGATGGCGAAAGTAAATTCGTCGTCATCGCTCCCCTTCTCAATCCTGGTTACTACATACTGTTCCGCTACAAGCTGATCACTTTCGATCAGGAATACACTATCAGGCGCAACGTCAAAGTTATATCCAACGTTTAGCGTAATGGTTTTGCCGTCTGCCGAAACGCTGGCAATGGTTCGGCGTAATGGCTTGCCGTCGTCAGTGTTCAGAATCAGCGTATCGCCAGCCTTCGCGTCGCAGCGGAAAGCCAGGAAAACCTGAGTTCCAGTTACTTCCATAATGCGACCTGACAACACCAGGTTGAAGGCCGATTGCCAATGCGGATCTGCAACGTAAATCACATCGCCACATGACGGGATCATGCCTTCCAGGCCAGTAGAAAACGAAACGGTGGTTGCGCTTAGGTTCGTTTGCAGAATCCAGCGCCCACGGCGGTTTGCTTCTGTCCGTCTGGTGCAACCGATCGCCGTGATGCTTGTCGGGTTGTGACCGAACCGCATTGCAGCGTCAGCGTTGAATACTGGTTCAACGTCCTGTTCGTACTGGTTCTCTGCGTCGTCGAACATCACGTTGCACGACGTGTACATCGTTTTTTCGCTCGGAAAAGTTCGAACGAATACGCCATCAACGACGTTATCAGCAGTGAACAGGTAAACCGGATCGCGTGGCTTATCGACGATAATCGAAAGGCTTTCCCCGTTGTAGAACGTCATTCCACGGAAGGCGGAACAAACATCCCTGACCAACTGGAAGGCTTCGACCTGCGACTGCACAACCATATCCATCAGGTAACGCGGTTCCATCCCGCCGCGATTATCCGGCACAAGCTCATCACAGTATTGCGACACCTCATAGAGCGACCACTTGTCGACCGGGATCCCTAACTCGCGCTGGTCTAACCCATAACGCTGATTCATGATCAGGTCGTAAAGAACCCAAGCCGGGTTGTTGCTCCACGCCCATTTGAAAGTTCCGTCCCACGTTCCGGCATACGTCCTGTTAACAGGGTCATAGTTACTCGGAACCTGGACAATCTTCCACTTCTTCTTGAGCGAGATTGTCGGGATCTGGTTCTGGAACAGATCGCTATCAAACTCGACGTAAAGCATTGCCGTCAGCGGATAGCGGAATTTTGCATCGATCACCTCAGCGTAGGACTGAACCTGGAAGGCATCGACCACCTTCACCCCGTCAGCGTCCGGCGTAATTCGGCTTACGCGGATAAGAACCTGCGACGTGAAGTCTTGCGGCAAGTTGACGCGGATACTGCGATCGTAACCGCCAGTCGTGTTTTTACCGTCGATTTTGTCGGTCAAGTAGGTTTGATAGCTCGCACCGTCAACCGCCATTTCGATCTTGTACTCAACGACCGAACCGACCATATCGCCATTATCTTTTTGCGTCAGCACGCGGGGCCATAACAGGCGGAAGCGGATAGCAGAAAGATTCTTGTTCGATACCGTCAGCGTGTACGGCGTGTTAAAGGTAACGTCGCGTGCAACCTGGAATTCAGCGCTTGATTCACTGAATCCCTGGATGTAACTCTGCGTTTGCGTGCCGGGGCGAAATTCTGCAATAACTCCCTCATAGTTATAGCTCCCGTCTTCGTTCTGAACCGGAACTCCGCCGAAATGCAACTGCTTCAGGCTGAAGTCATCCACTACTTCACCGTCAGAAACGGCCAGCAATAACTTGATCTTGTCTTTCGAGATCAGGTTATCAGGCATTTCTACCGGGGTTCGCGGCTGGCTGGAACCGCCCTTGCGGGCCTTGATATTAGTCATCGTTTAGCCTCCTGTTAATAGTTTTGCAATTGTACACGACAAAAAGCCCGGAGGCTATGCCCCCAGGCTAAAAAGCGAATCGCTTAATTAGTTGTTGTCTTCGGCGTAAGATCCCGAACCGAACAGAGCGCCGCCAGCCAATCTGTAACCGTATGGCAACTGGATTGGATAACCCGCCGCCGTGGTGTTAATCGGCCCTCCGAAAGCATACGACGGTTTATTTTCTGGCGACTCGCTCGCTCGCATATTGCCGCCCATCTGCGGTGCAATCATCTGCATAACGCCACCCAAGACCATTGCGCCGCCAGCCATAAACGCAGCCGATGAAAACGCCCCCATTGCCGCCAGCGATGCACCTCCAGTGAAGAAGGCTGCAACCATAATCGCAGCGCCGATAACGATCTGCAACAATCCGCCGTTCTTTCTGGCCTTCGGGATGGGGATGATTCGGATTTCCTTCGCTACGGCGAACGTTGCAAAGTCATTCGTGCTGATTGGTTTTCCGTCCGCGACGATACCAAAGCGCATGTTAGAACCAACCTTGCTCTGCATGAAGGCTTTAAACCCTTCCACCTGGTAGGATAGCGCTCGAATGCATTCGCCGACTGAATCGACTGCGAGGTTATGGAAAACACCGAACCGACGCCCAAGAGAGCCGGAAAGTTTAATCGTCTTTGTATGTGATGCCATGTTTAAGATCCTTATGTCTGCAAATTAAAACCTTGTGCTGCTCATACCACCCGGAATAGATATCGCGGCGGGATAGCTTGCCGAAGGCGTGGTGAAGGATATTATTGTTTCCAACGTAAATCCCAGCGTGGTTCCACTTTTCCGCCTGAAGCTGGAAGATAATCATATCGCCTACTTCGGGATCTCCAGTGTTTTCGATGAATCCATCTTCGCGCCAGTAGTCGCGGTAAAGATCCTCTTTGTATTCCGGCTTCCACCATTCGAACGGCAGGCGGCGGTCAGTCAGCGTGACGCCGTGGCGCTTGTGAAAATCCATCACCAGGCCGTAGCAATCATACGCGCCCAAAGCCCAGGGGCGACCAATCAGCGGCCTGCGCTTCGGTTCGATAATCCGCATATCACCTTCTGGAATCGACACGATAACCCACGACAAGCCAGATTCATCACAGAAGCATAAATCTGTGGCGCTCGGAACGGTGGTTGCTCCGTCGCCAGTGTGGGAGTGAACGAAGGCGATCGGCTCGCCTTCCAGTGACGCCAGCGCGTACTGTGTTTCGTCCGGCATTGATTCGTTCTCAGGATCCGGCGAAACGTTATCGAGTCGGTGATATTTCTGCACGCGTGATTTCTGCGTTACCAGCCCTGCGCACTCATGCGGGTAAACTTCCTTCGCATGCTGCATGATCTGCATTTTGATTTTTGGAGTTAACATATTACCGTCCGCTTTTCAAGGTTGCAGTAGCGCAACCGCCAAAATCCAAAGCCTCATTTCCGAATCGCAATCTGCACGACGAAACAAGGCCACCGCAAACATCCTTGCTGGGATCATCAACCTTATTACCGTATTTGTCAAAGTATCCGCTTTGCCCGTTGTAACTGCATCCCTTCCCGGTTTTGTACCAGCCGCGTTGCGCCCAATAACAAACGGTTTGAGTCTGGCGGGCCGGAATCATCAAGCCATCCATATCGAAGACGGATGTTAGCTCAAACGTGGCCTTCTGCGGGTCAACCTGTTTAGGTCTTTCGATATAGTAAACGAACCGCCGAAAATCGCCATCAGCCACGTTACCATCTTCTTTCAGCAAATCCTTGACCAAAACCCATACCGTAACTTTGGCTTGCATGAGGCCGTTGTAGGCGCGAATAAGAGCACTCGCTTGCGCATCGATATTACTAACCGTCAGCGTTGGCTTTTCCACTGTGCCATCGCTCGACATTGCGATCCCGCCCAGGCCGAACGGTCGCGGGCCGTACTGCTCGCCGCGAAACGTGATCATCTTTGGCTGAAGTGTCCCGCCGTTAACCGCTGCCAAAAGCTCCTCTGTTGTATAGGCGACGTTCTCGTTATGGAATCGGTAGACCTGCCCGCCGAACTTTGTGGCGTCGATATCGATCAGCGTTAGGATCTCGCCGGGGAAAAGTTTTTGTAAGCAGTTCGCAAACTCTTTTGAAACATTGGCTGTCATCGTAAGCCCTCCTCTAATTGACTCCAGATCATAGGCCAAAAAAAAGCACCCGTAAAGGGCGCTTTTTGATTATCCGGCTGAAGTGAAGCGTTCGGCGAATTCAGCCGTTACCTCAAACACCCCGCCACCCTGCGGCGCAAGGTTAACGGAGTCGGCGGTTACGACGAATACGCCCATTCTTCCATCCGGTGCCTTCCACACAAAAGGCTTTGTTACGTGATCCTGACAGAAGTTATAAACCTCCTCCCAATCTGAACCGCCATAAACGATCGGAACAGTCCTGCGCTTTGTGTTAATTCCGCTCGATGCCGTTTGGATGTAGCCGTTTCCGAAAACAATCGATCGAATGTTGTTGGAGATGGCGACCTTTGCCGCCCCTCCTTGAATTTGTGTACACCATTTAAAGGAATCCACTACTACCTCCTCGTTTTCTCATTGACGAACTTCGCAATGCGCCCGTTTTGGCTCAAAGCCTCGGTGAACATATCGTTCACGATCTGCCTCACGCCTTGCTCCATGCCCTTACTATCCTGACCGGAACCCATCGTGATGTTAATATCACCAATAGTGAACACCATCGCCGCCGATGCCGCAACGTTGCCGCCGTTGGTGATTCCAGATCCTGAACTTGCGTTACCGCCAACTAGGCCGCCACTTGCATAGCCGCGCATGAGTCGGTATAGGTTTTCCGGGCCTAACCTTTGCGTCGCCTCTTTGGTGAATACGAATTCCCCGCCGTGAACAACGCCTTTTGGCTCATACTTCCCGCCGTCGCCAGTGTAACCACCGCCGGAAAATCCCTTGCTGAACATGTTGGCGAAGCTGAACGTGCCGCCACCACCACCAAACGCGGCAGAAAGCGAGTTAAACAGCGCCATCTTGATAAGCATGTTGGTAATGTCAGTGATCACGCTCTTTGCAAAGTCGCTAAAGCTGGCCTTACCAGTCATGACAAAATCAGTCAGCACGCTCGCCATTCCGCTAAATGCGTTTTTGGTGATATCCCCGATGTTGCCGTATACGTTGTTAACTTCGTCGCCAATGTCAGCCCACGCATGAGTGAACCCGGCCTTCCAGTTCAGCATTTGCGCATCTTGCTGTGCGTAGAATTTATTGCTTGCATCCTGCATGGCTTTAAATCCAGGGTCACTTAAAGATCCGCCGCTGTTTTTCCAGTCAGCCGCCATCTGCGCATTGGCCCGGTATCTCTCCTGCTCCTTGCTACCCATTCCGGCGGTATCCTGTAGCGCTTTGGTTTTCTCCGCCATCTGGTTTTGATACTTGGTAGACTTGTCAAGCAAGGCGTTCAGTCGCTGCTGCTGAACAATCTGATCTCCCACGATGGCCTTTTGTTCCGCCATGTACAGGATATTCTTTTTGTTCGCCAGCATCTGCTGTTCGCTTTGGGTCAGTTTTCGCTTCTGGCTTGCCTCCTCCAAAACCTGGAATTTGGCGACCGTCTCGAAGTAGTCTTTGCGCTGCTGGCTGATCTTGTCGTCAAGCCCTTTATGCTGCTGCAAAACCTTTAGCTGCGCCTGTAGCGACAGCAGTTCAGCCTGGTACTGCTCATCAATTTTAACGCCCGCGTCTACCTGCTGCTTCCTGGCGTTGCGGTTTTTCAGGATATCCTTTTCTTCCTGATTTACTCGCTCCTTCGTTTTGCTGCTGTACCCGCCAGAAACATCTTTGTTATTGGCGGCGTCAATGTACCCCATCTCGCCTTTAGCGATCCTTGCTTGCTGCTCCGCGATGGTTTTTGCAAGCTCGGCGGATTTGGCTTTCGAGTCCTTGATTAACTGCTCCTGCTGCGCCAGAAAGTCATTCCCAAAGTCTCCCATGCCGGGAATTTTCTGTAGTTGTCGGCCAGCGTCAACGATGAACTGCGCGATCATGGCGTCACCGTCGGCAATCAGCTTCCTGATCGTGTTGATGATCGCGGAAACCGTATCGACGATAAGGTTTAGCGCCCCGACCGTGTGATTTCCAACCCAATCCCATGCGTCAGAAGCCCACTTCTTGATATCCATCCACATTTTTTCAAGAGGTGTTGCGCTATCAGCCACATCTTTCAGTCGCTTATCCATCGTGTCAGCAAACAGTTTTGTCGCCGCATCTGCTGCTGCCATCTCGCCTTTGGTTTTACGCAAAGATTCGATGTAGGTTAGCTGGCCTTCATTCAGGAAGTTAAACTTATCGTTAAGATCAGCAAGCCCCTTAACCGGATCTTTTAAGATCTGGTCAAAGTAGCCCTTGATCTTATCGCTGCTCTCTCCCGTCTGCGCTTCCCATTCCGCCGTAGTCTTCGTGATGGTCTTAATCTGGCCAATGGTGTATTTTCCAGAAGAGGCCAAAGTTGACGCGATATCCTGGATTCTCCCTGAAGTTGCGCTCGAAGTCTCGCTCAGTTCATTAGCAAGATCGTTAATCTGCCCTGTGGTAGTGGCAGCATACCCACCAGTCAGCACCAGCGCATTCGCCAGATCCCTTTGTGACTTCCACGCATCGAAACCAGCCTTTGCAATTGCTGCGATAGCAACCCCAAGAGCAACCGCGCCGATGGTTACGGGGTTAATGAACCTAATAAGGCCGCCCATTTTCTCGCCAGCCTCGGTTGTATTATTAAAGCTCTCAGCAAGATCGTTGGCGCTTTCGCTGGTTTCGTCCAGAGATTCATCAATATCTGCACTCGTGCCAAAGATTAGATTTTTCAGCGCCTGGAATGTATTTCCGATGCCGCCAAAGCTATCATTGATTTGCCCGCCCTGCTGAATTGCCACCATCCAGACTGGCATACCTGAAGCAAGCGACGTAACAACGTCAGTAATCTGCGCCGGAAGCTGGCGCATTGCTGCTTGATATTGCCCGGCAGAAATGCCAGCGAGGCCCATCGCGCTCTGCTGTTTTTTTAACGCCTGTTCTTGCTGCTTCAGGGCATTAATGAACGGTGCCGCTTCAGTTGAAACGCCTAATTGTGCCGCCTTCATTTCCAGCAGTTCGGCGCGAGTCTTGCCGATCGAGTCTGCTTGCTGTTTCAGACTGGCGACAAAATCACGCCCGGCGTTGGTAGCCTTCTGCTTCGCCTCAGCCTCAGCGATTGCCGCGCGGCCTTCTTCGGTTAGCGCCAACTGCTGCTGTCTCAGCTTGTTGGTGGTCGACTCAATGACAGCACCCAGGCGGAAGAATTCCTTGTCTGGCACAAGGCCCAATTGCCAGGACTTATCCAGTTCTTCCGAAGCCTTGCGCAAGTTAGCCATTTTCGAGATCGTGGGATCGATAGCGCCCGCGATGTTGTTGAAATTGGTCTTGGCCTTTTCCGTGGTTTTCTTTTGGTTCTGCAACGCGCGGTTCATTTCCTCAGTCTGCGCCGTCGCGCGCTTCTCAGCGTCAGCCAGCGACTGAAGACCCGCCCCGGTTTGTTGGCTTTGGTTCTTCAGTTCGGCAAGTGATCGCACCGCTCTGTCAACCTGCGACACGTCAACGCCGAACGTCAAGCCAGCTACTTTATCAGCCATGTTAGCCCCCATATGAAAAAAGCGCCCGTAGGCGCTTATTGTGATTTTTTGTAGATCTGCTTGAGGTATTCACCCTCTAGGATCTGCAAGTCAAGCAATGCCGCTTCTCGATTGTCGATTTTATACAATTCGAACAGCAGTGGCAACGTATTATAGTCAAGCCCCGTCGGGCCATTCATCCCGATTCGCCATTGCGTTTGCATGGCCTGGAATAGCTGCCAGCTTTGGGCGGTCTGTTCATCAAAATAGATCGTTTCAAGATCTGCTTCATAATCCGATCGCCTTAACCCGTACTCCGCAAGCTGGCGATCGGTTAGCTCAGGCTGAAGCGTGAGATAAACAGCCCGCCTTAAACTTTTGCACGGTGGCCCGCAAGCGCGGCCATGTAAGTTTGTGGCAGTGCCATGACGAACGCCGGGAAGTGAGCGCAAAGCCAGGAAATGTTTTCATCGCTGAATTCGTCATCCAGATCCCAACCTTCGGCCATGAAGCGGATAAACTCGGCGTTACCATTTGGCGCTTTATCTTCGCTCTCATAGAAGTCTTTCATCTCATCGGTGGAGCGGTGTTTTACGGTCATGGTGATGGTTGCTTCTTTGCCGTCGGGGCAAGTGAAGGTTACAGGCAGCTTGAAAGAAGGGAGATTGCCGCCGATTTGAATTTTGAATTTAGCCATTTTGTTAACTCCTGATTGGTTTGTGTTATTCGCTATTATGCACAAAAAAAGGCGAGGCACAAGCCCCGCCATTTAATTACGCGACAACCGGAAGGAAGACGTGAGAACCTTTAAGCGCAACGTTAAGCGTTACGGTTTCCATCTCGTTAACCGCCGTGGATGGAATGTCATCGAAAGATGCAATTCCAGACCAGTAGCGAACCTCTGAAGCTCGCGGGATATACATGTACATCGCTTTCGCCTGCTTACTGGCATCGGCTGCACGCAAAACCGGGTAGATCGCGTTATCGAACTCGTGCGCAAACGTGTAGTTAAGCGTCACCGCCGACTTGTAAGTAGGTTCGGATTGTTCGCGCTCATCGCCTAAGCATTGATAGTTATAGAACTGCTGTTCGTTGCCGTCTTTGCCTAAATCCTGAATGCAAGGCAATTCGACCCAATCAGAGATCACGATCACGTTACCAGTGGCCGCGCCGCCGGGATACTTGTTCGTGTCGGAGGTGTCGAACTCTTCCAGCGTTGCCACGCCTGCTGTCACTGTTTTTACGCGAGCCACCTTGTTAACGAAGTCGCCCCAGGTGCAATCGGTGAAGATCACAATATCTTTCACCTTCAGCTTGCCGTCCGCCACTGTGATTCCTGGGTTTTTCGCGTCGTTTGTCATTGCGGTAAACGGAATCGTCTCACCGCGAGCCTTCTCAAAGAAGACCTTTGCACCGTTTGGTAAATGCATGTTGAATACTCCTGTTTTGATGAAAGTTTAACAACGCCATTATGCCTATATATTTACAGGCTGGCAAGAAATTATAAGCACCTCTAAGACCCGTCATGTTGATGGATAACCGCTTTCCTCCACGCTATCGCATCTTACTGTGAACCTAACCGGAAAGAACCACCCCGTTTCGTGCTTCTGCACGCCGTGTACCTCCGCCCACTCGCTCACATATAACTTACCGTCACGATCGACAATCTTTCCTTCAGGGAAGGATTTTGCAACGCGTTGGGCGATAATCCTCGCGCGGTCTGTTCCGATCCCAGGCTTAAAGATAACGTCAATCTGAACCATCGCCAGATAGACTCGGCATTTCCTTGACAGGTCAACCGATCTTGAATCCGCCTCGACGTAGGAGGCTTTAAGGTAGGTTTCCCCGCCTTTCGGGGGGATAAAGTTAACGTTATCGCCTGCGATCTTTAACCCGTTCTCGGCGGCAAATTTAGCCACTGCCGACTTGCATTTTAACGCCATATCATAATGCATTTTTCGCCCTCGCTCGCTTGATTGCTTCAGTAACATAAACGCCAAGCCGGATCGCAACAACTCCCATAACGCCATTGGGAGCCTGCTTTGAATGGCCGTATTCCAGCGCGTTCGCATAGATTAGCATGTTACTGAACCAGATCGAAGTGATCCCAGCCCCTTTTGCGTATAGTGCAATGTTGGCTTTACCGTTCTGGATCGTCTTTTCGCCTGTTTGGTCGTATGCGTTAATCGCGTAAAGCGGGGCGCGGTTAAAGGTGATTTGCCAGTTACCACGGAAGCGCCCTGTATCCACCGGAGAACGCATTACAAGGTCGCGGTGAATATCTTCACACGTAAACCTTACAACGTCCTCCAGCGCATCACCAGCGGCCTTACACCATGCATCAATAGCCCCTGTGAACTCCCGGATCGTATAATTAGCCATAAGTCGCCACCCTGCGCAAAACTGGACGGTAGGCGACAACGGTTCCCGTTGGTTTTACCGGACGGGCATTAACCACGCGGTAGCGCTCGCCGTCTACTTCGATTTCGTCACCCTCCATGATTGGCACATCATGAGTGAAAAACCCGCGCTTATCGCCAGCGAGGATGGTTTCGCCGTTAATGTCACGGTCATTTACATCCCTGATCGCGCCCTTGATTGTCGTTACCACCTCGCCAGGAATGATATCTTCCCCGGTTTCCGGATCGATTCCGCCGCCAGCGCCTTTCGTGTACTTGTTGAATACGCCGTCAGCGTCACTGAAAAACTTAATGCCCGCGCTTGCGCGTGCCTGGATTTGTTTGTAGTTCATAGCGATCACCTACCAGTTCCGCAGTGGCGCACGTTCCCGGCGGTAAGAAGGCCGAAGCCGCCGCCGCGCATTTTGAGCATACGCCAGTACATTTTGCCCCACGGCGTAGAAAGCATTTCGTTGTCGCTTGACGCCGATACGCGATCGAATGTTTGGGAAAACTCCCCGGTCAGGGTGAACGATGCCACTCGCTGCGTGTAAGATTCCAGGCTTTCGCCCTCTTGCTTCATCGCGCCATCCAAAAACATTAGGTGCATGGTCATCAATGCGATCGCCGTAATAATGGAATCTCCGAACCTGGATTTGCAAACGAACTCTTCAGCAAGCACAACCCACGCAGACAGCAGTTCATCTGGAACTTCTTTAAGCGGAGGTGCAAGGCTGCGCATTTTATCGATCACATCTTGAATTGTGTAACTCATGGTCGATCTCCTGATATGAAAAAGGACGCCGAAGCGCCCTTTGTTGGTTTTTGTTATTCCGCGCTTTTAGGCTGCACGATCTCTTTCGCTTTCGCCTTTACCGCTGCGATGTATTCGCGCGTGCGTTTTGGATTGTCGTAGAACTCGACGCGGCCTTTGAAGATTTCGTGGCGGAATCGGTCGATTTCGTTTTCCGGCACTTCAAAAACCTGCTCATAGACGTAATTTTTGCCTTTATAGCGAATTGCACATGCACCAACGTTTTGTAGTTGAACAACCTGCGACGCCTGTTCTGCACTGGTGGTTTCTACGGTTTCGACGGTTTCTACGGTTTCTTTTTTACTGGCCATTGTTAATGCTCCATTGGTTTACTTTAGGTTTCAAATTAAAGCACATTGTAGAATGCAATGCAATAAAAAAGCGCCCGAAGGCGCTTTTTGATTAAATCCCGGTGAGAATCGCAATAGTCAGCGGGCGGTACACGATGAGACCAGTGCATTTGGAGGTGCAAGGAACTTTGAAATGCAGGTCTTTCGGCTGCATCGGCAGCATGTTGAACCGCTCAGGGATCTCGATGCTCATGTTCATTGGGTCTTTTTCGTATGCCAGCACGCCTTTGGTGCCTGCGCCGTTAATATCCTCCAGCTCCGCCATCGCCGTAATGGTGATGTTCGGGTGGTTCTTGGTGAACCAGGTAAGATAAGAGTCGCCGCTAGTGTCCGGCATCTTTTTCGTCAGAAGACGACGCTTAGACGGAGGAATCACGATGTTGGTCGCGTGATGGCGGCCCAGCGTAGTTTCTTCGATCATGTTTAGCAGGTCTTCCAGATCTTCGAATGCCTTTTCAGCCGCTGCTGCGTCATCGCCCCAAGCCGCGCTGGCGGTCATGCGGTTAATGTTCGGATGGTCGAAAACGCTCACGATGCCGTGAGGAGCGGAGCCTTTGAACACCAGATCATTAACGAGCGTCTCATGACCTTCGCGGGCCAGAGTTGCCTTGCGATCGCTCAGGCTGGAACCAAGCGCCGCGCCAGTTTTAATTTCGTCGATGGAAATAAACCACGCGTTACCCAGGCGGAAAACTTTCCCTGACTTCTCTTTCGCCATCGCTTCAACGGTCGGCAGGTCGTCGGTGTAATCGGCGATAATTTTCGCAGAAGTTACGCCATCGAATTCGAGCCACTCAAAGCGGCGGGCGGTCGGTGAGATCTCGGTAGTTACCGGGAAAAGCTCAAGTGCGCTGGTCTGCGGGTATGCCTGCTCATACTGGCGATTCAGTAATTGAGTCATCTGCTTAACAGTCCAGATACCGTAAGCATCCAGTTTTGCGGCATCGACGCCCATGCCCTGCATTGCGACCTTAATGGCACTCTGTTCGAATGCATCTAATTTCATAGTCATCTGAAAACTCCTGTTTGTGTATTTAGCTTAACGAGATGAAGAATATCACGAATCGTTAAGCCGTCAAAGGTTTTTTTCTGGTGCAAAAATGGGGCCGAAGCCCCACGCTTTATTATCAAGCAGGCGCTCCAGGATCGCCTTTCGGGCCTTGCGGGCCAGGGTCGCCTTTGTCACCTTGCGGGCCTTGAATACCCTGGATTCCCTGGATACCCTGGACGCCCTGCGGGCCTTGCTAACCAATCGGCTGATTCCCAAAACCCTGCAAAACCTGCACTTTCACCAGAACAGTGCCATCTGCGTTTTTGGTGTATTCGCCAGTGTGTCGGTAGCCAGTTTTGATAACCCCGGCATCACCATTCGCTACGGTGCCATTGGCGGTAAAGGTGACGAAGGAATTAAAGACGCAATCTTTTTCAGTAACCGTGGCGTCTGCGACAGCCCAAATGCGGCCATGAGTCATAACGTTAACTGCGCTCTCATCGTCATACTTGCCTTCAGGCGAGTAGGCTTGCGAGAACTGCGCGATGCCAACAACGACGTCGCTCGCTGCGGTTGCTGGTTTAACGACCTTGTGGCCATTGGAAACTGCGCCAGTGGAAGCCACCAGTACGCCAGCTTTGATATCGCCTTCAGCAACACAAGTGCCGTCGATATTGTAAAGTGACGTATCAGCGATCTGCCCCGCTACTGCAATATCACGCTTGCGGGAATAAGAAGCTGGAATCTGTGCCATTTTGAATCTCCTGTTTATTTGGTCTGGTAGCGGCCCGAAGGCCGCAAATTATTAGCGGCGGAATTTTGCCTGCGGATCGATGATTTCGGTGCCGTCAAGTTTCGGTAAGCCGCCTTTGTCTTTTTGCTCGCCATCTTCTTTTTTGCCGAAGACTTTGGAGCGATTGCCAGCCATCTTATCAGAGTTGGCGATAAAGTCAAAAGAAGCGTCGATGTACGAATCTTCTTTGTCAGACAGATCACGACCGTCGACCTCTTTGATGTAAGCAACCTTCATCGCCTTAACATCCAGGCCGTCGCACTTGACGCCAGCGGCAGAAACCACTGCGATAACTTTCTGTTTTGCGTCTTCGTCGGCTTTGATTTTAGCAACGCGGGCGGCAACTTCATCTTCAATGCCATCAACTTTGGCCTGAAGCGCGTCACGCTCTGCGGTGATGCTAGTTACCTGACTGGTTGCCGATGCAACTTGCGCGTCTAGTTTGGCAATGTAAGCGCCTACGTTATCGGCCACTTCAACATCTACGCCGTCAATTTTAATGATCATTGTTTTAGCTCCTTTGTGGTTTGAGTCGTCATCATAGGGGAATTCTTGTTCGCTATCAAGATTTAATTTCGCAATCCCGGCACGACCACGGAAAACAAGCGCGACGTGATTCACGCGAATCTTCGTTTGCACCGCATCAAAGCGAACCCAATCAGAGACGGAATCATTTTTCATCTCTTCGAAGTTTTCCGGCAGGTCTTCATCGAAATAATATTCGCCAGTTGCGTTATTGCCCCAACCTTTGCGATCGATATCGACCGAAGTGTAGCCCACGGATAACTCAGCCGCTACGCGCTTTTTGGCTTGCTCGATTGACTCTCCGTCGTAAATCATCACCGGAACAAGAACGCCGATCCCCTCTTCTTTGCCAGCGCCGGAACACGAGCCAACGACCAGGCCTTTTGCGTTCTGCGCGTTCACCATCTTATGACCCAAAGTGATCGGCTTGCCCTGGTATGAAGCCAGCGATTCTGCGTCAAACACCTCAGAACGCGGGCGGAACTCGACGCGCGGCCCGGTTGGCGTCTGGTACGTCTGCGCACCGATACGCGCCACGATCGGAGTATCAACCAGAAAGCCGTTCTCATCGAATCGGGCCTTCATCTTTACAGTGTCGAACCTTTGAACTCTTTTCATCATGATACCTCTACATTGTTAAAATCTGGAACCGCCCAACAACGGCAACCGTACTCTTCACCGGGGAAAATGCCGTCACCATTAACGGGGCGTCGCTTACCTTCTAGCTTGATATGGCTCTCGCGCTCGCGGTCATCCATCATCCCGAACCAAAAGTAATGCGATACTTTAGCATCTTTTAGGCGCTGCATCATCAACATACTGTTAAAAGTTCCGATGATTCCGCTTGCCCGGTTGCGCGACCAACTACCATAGATAGCGTATCGACCTTCGATGATTTCATCGATCTGCTTGCGAGACTTGCCGATGTTGTTGGCGGCTCTAACTTTCGTCGTCCAGTCAGCAACGATATCGCTTGCTAACTTCCTGATCGACGCTTCGGCGGCATCTTCCCACTTCCTCAGCGCTTCCTGATACCAGTCTTCATACCCGCCAGCGCCGAATTCTTTCAGGCGCATAACTGATTCGTTGTTACGCCCGCCAGCCGCGATCGCAATTGCAAGCCACTGCTTAGAATTAAATCTATAGATGGTCAACCCAATTGAGGAAAGCGCCGCAATTACGGCGGAAAAGAACACGATGGCCGATTCGCTGATATCGTCTTCCGCCTGGCTGATTTCCTCCGCAGTGGCGTCAAATTTCAGACGATCTAAGCGATCCCGCATCTCTACCACGAGTTCTGTCACCGCGTCCTGCATGGAGCTGGATAATTGCCTTTCACTTGCTTCTGGATATCTCCAAGTTTTAATTGCCGTGATTTTCATGAAATTTAAATCTCCTTTCCGCTCTAAGTCTCTCCGCCTTAGCGTCAATGATTGTGCAAAAGTACCCTAGAAAGATGGTTTTTCTATTAACCATTATCTCGGCTCTGTATTTACCTCTTGGTGCGTACCACCTTACACCAACAACGCCGCTCCTGCTATTTGAAGGTTTAGATCTGTTTTTTGAGTTTTCTTTTTTTGTTACCAGTCTAAGATTACCTATTCTATTATCAGTCCTATTATGGTTTATGTGATCTACAACAAGGCCGCTTGGAATTTTACCTTTATGCATTTCCCACACTATTCTGTGAGCTTGGTACTCCTTACCGTTTAGCTTTATTGAGATGTACCCATTAGACACTCTCCCTGCGACACTGCCAGCCTTTACGTTACTCCTTGACTTAGACCAGTACAGAACCCCATCTAAGTATTTAAGATACTCAGAAAACGGGGGCGAACCCCCATTTTTATCATTCATCGACTTCCTCCGTGTTGTTTAAGATTTCTTCACTTTGCGTGTTGCCTGAACCAGTGGCGCGATCAGGAAGTTTTTTCTGTTTCGGCGCGTTGCCTTTTAGCTTCAGTTCTGGAATCAACGCCGACAGAGTATCACGCGCTTCGTTGGCGTCAATAACCTGGTCGGTAACGAGGCCGCGAGCCGCGTTGGCGTTCTTCTGGAAGATGTCAGCTTTCTCCGCATCGGTTGGCAGCGACAACGGTTCGAACTCGACGCTGTATTCCTCCTCCGTTACGATGAACTGTAACAGGAATTCTAACAGCGGCTTGTAATCGTCATTGCGCTTGCGGTCAACCAGTTTGTAGAACGTCTGTAGCGCCGTGTTCTGGCTTGCGCTTACGCCACCAGTGTTTTTGTTTTTTAGCACGATCTCATGAATGCCTGACAGGGCGACAATCCGATCCATTTTAGCGGAAAGGAATTCAGGGATGCCAGTAATATCAGAGTTGATAACGGTGTACTCTTCATCGGTAGCATCAATGCCGATCGTGTTGCCGACGCCGGAATTAGCATCAACCTGCGCCATGCGCAACCGGGCGGCGTACTCGCCTTCTTTGTCGTCGCAGATTAGCGCCAGGCCTTTCGCCTTCCAAACGCCCTGCTGCTTGCGCTTCAGTAGCTGCGTTGCCAGATATTCCGAATAGTCATAGTCAAGAATCGCTTCAATGATCGACTTATTCAGCACCGAACCACCAGCGCCATTATTTAGCTTGCGCACCTTGTTGGTTACTCGCTCGCCGTCGATGTAGTGCATACGGGTATAATGCACCTTGAACGGTTGCCCACCGTTTAGCGGCTTCACCTCGTACATTTTAGGCTTCCCGAATCGTGGGCTTCGCGGGCTTGTTTCCTCCTCTGCGACGGAAACGGAATCATGGTCGTAAACAACGATCGATTCGAGCGGCTTACCCCGCTTCGCTGCCGAAGTCAATGCGCGACCATCGTTAACCATCGCCAGGACGTAGGAGCCACCATACAGCCGCGCCCAGCAAAGAGCATCGGTGATTTGCGGCTCCAGATTTAACCCGTCCCATTCTGATTGAAACTTGGTGTTATCTGAAATGCCGTTTAGCTGGAAGCCGGGAGCGACCATCTCTTCCGGGATCACGTCAACGATTTTCTTCGCCATGCCGTTTTCATGATAGAACTCTTCAACCTGCGACATTGTTCCAAATCTCGCCGCGATAGACGCGAGGGTTGACGCATAACCAGCGCCACCATTAAAGATTTGATTATAGTCGTCCATCTTAATGTTATTCATATTTCAACCTTGTTTAAGTGTGGGCCGTCAGGCCCACATTATGTATTAGCGACCCAGCTTTTTCAATCCCGCAAGGCGTTTCATTCGCTCTACCGGATCGTCGCTCAGGTTCATTTCCAAGTTTGCGGCGTCAAACACGTTGTCGCAAATATCATCGTGTGGATGAGAATCGTCATATGTAAACGCGCTCATCTCCGCCTCAAGCTCTGCAACGAATGGGTGATTGTCCGGCAGCACGACACGCCCACCCTTGATGATTGGTTGCGCATCCATAGCGCGAGTGACCTTATCTTTATCGCGCTGCACCGGGACGATCTCGCCCATGCCGTTTACCGCCTTTGTTAAATCCTGGATTAGACCCGTACCGCTGGCCTTGTCTTCGATGTAGATTCGTCGAAGGTTTCCGCACTCCTTATTGCGACGCCAGCACTGTTTGATGAATGCTTCGGCCTGAATGCGGAGATCTGGCGCTTCCCACTTGCCGCGAATTCCGTCAATGAAGTAGACGCGATCCCGATACTTGCCCCAATAGCACATTACAGAGTAGTCGTTTAGCTCCTTGACCTTCTGCGCGGTGTCCGCCGTGATGAACGTATATTCGAACTTGTCCGGGCGAGGCTCGTGCGCCTTGTCGGAATCGCCGTAATAGCGCCACCACTCCGACTTGAACACGTTACCACCCAGGGCGATTGGCTCCTGCTGATACTGCGAAAGGAACGTATAAAGATCGGCTTCGCGTAGCGCAACCAGGTTCTCGATTGATTCGTTCTCCTCCCAAAATGACCAGTATTCGACACCATCAATGACCACCGACGGCCCGGAAAGCACGTCGCGTTCGAACTCAGGTCGCAACCAGTCAGAGAGTGATTCGCCATATTCCCGCGTTACCATCGCTGGGATAACAATCCGATCGAAGTCGATGGCCATGCCGCCGCTCATCATGAACCAAGTGGAATCCTGCGCGTGCAATCGCTGCTGCACGGAAAGGATTGGCGTTTCGTCGCCCTTCTTCTTCTTCGCACGACGGGATCGAATGGTGTTTTTCAGTAGTACGTGGTTTTTCTCACGCTTCACCTTAGACCACATATCGCTCGGCTTATCTATATCATCAAGAGCGATTAGGCCGCTAAACCCCGGCATCATGTAGCCACCACGCTTACCGACGATTTGGCCTCCAGATGATCGGGAAACCATTTCCAGTCTTACGCGATCATTGTCATCAATCACTTGGAATTCATCGATCTGTTTGCGCCCGAACCGCGAAGGCCACAATTCTTGCCACTCGCTAGACGAAAAGATCTTAATTACGCGATCGGAGTTGCCTTTAGAAAGCGCGTCACCCTGCGAGATCTGAAGGTTTCGAACCTTCCGGCATTTAAGATACGCATACGGCGCGAGGTGGATTGAAAACGCCTCCGTCTTTGTGGAGCCTGGCGCAACGTTAACGATAGTGCTCTTTCTCTTTCCAGCAATTATTTCGTCGATAGTGTGGCAGAAGTAGCTATGATGCCAATTCCACATTAGTTTTTCGCCCTGAATGATCTGAAACCAGATCTTCAGGAACAGCGAAAAGTTTTGAGTGCTTAGTGCCTTAATCGCCATCTTCTGCGCGACAGTGAGATCTTCCCAAATGATTAATTTATCCATGCCTTGCAAACTCCCCATGCAGTTTATCTCTTAATGATGCAGCGGCCACCGATGCCGACTCCGCCGTTTTGTGCCACCCTGCAAAATGCATCTTACCATTAACCTTTGCGTAAGCAATAAATTCGCCACGTTTGGCGTGATAGCTAACTCCCTTGAAACCACTGGTATTGTTTGATTGTTTACGCTTGTTCATGCCGTTCTGGTTGTGTGTCGCATCTCTTAGATTGCAGCCTCTATTGTCAGTTGTGATCATGTTTTCATGGTCTACCTCGCCAACTGGCTCAACACCATTGTACATATAGAATGCCAGTCTTGAGGCCTGATAAATCTTCCCATTTATCTGTATGTTGAACCTGTTTTGCACCTTGTTAAGTGTTCCGGCGATCTTTCCTACAACTACCTTTCTGCTTATCTTTTCTTTCCAGCGAAAGATTCCAGTGTCAGGGTCGTAATCAAGAATTCTTTTCAGGTAGTCAAGGTTCGGTAGTGGTTTTGCTTTGCTCATGAAAGATGCCCTCATCTGTTAAGGTGAAGGCATAATAACATATAACTGGTTTATCATCAAATCATATCAAGAACATCCTTGACCGCTGCTTTTACTTCTTCCGTGGTCAGAGATGAAGACCCACCTTCTGCATTAGCGTTTACGTTGATGCTGGTTCCCTTGTCGATCCCCATCTCTTTACCGACGAAAGAAGCGTTAATCATGCCGACGGCAGCAAGCTGAAATTTCTGCTCATAAATCACGGAGTCGATGAACTCCATGACGGGAGCATAGTTGGGATCGTGACGGTAGCGCCCAAGCGTTGACTGGTTCACGCCGCAAAACAGGCTTAACCCTGTGATCGTAAAAATGCGAGGCTTGTTCACTCCCCACTCGTTAACGTCGCCCTGAAACGTTGCCGTTTCCGCAGCCTTGATTGCGTTATCTTCGGCCCACTGGAAGTAACGCTTTGCGATATCAAAAAATTGTTCCGGCGTCATCTCTGCCGTGCGCCCTAGTACCACGCCGAACTCCTTTTCATATAGCGCTTTAAAGTTGCCTGCAAAGTGCGATTTCGTTACGCGTTTTCTACGTTCTTCAGACATTTTGTACCCTCCTTCTATGTTGATTTGCGAGTATATCAGATCGCGGGCATAAAAAAACCCGCCGAAGCGGGTTCTTTTGTCATATCAGTTTGTTTCGCCGATTCAACGTCTTCTGGAGTTTTACAAACGGCTCGCAGTCAACATACGGAAGCGGCGAAAAAGCAATTCGTTTTGCGATACCATCCGGATCGCCAATTTTTTCCCAACGTGCCGTTTTCTTATTGTACATCATGGCCGCAAATGTGCCTTCATGTACCCGCTTTGAAATGCGCTCTACAAGATGAGCCGCGCCAACGTGATAGCCTATGAACAGCATTAACAATGCAATAATCAGAGTTAACATTGATTAACTTCCCTTATGTAGTTTATGTTGATTTTATGCGTATCCAGATTGACGCCGGATTGCTTTTTTGCTTTCTCCACCGCGTCGGCGGTATCGTTCGCTTCAATCGTCATGCTGAACTCTTGAATGCAGGACTTGCAAAAGCCGCCCATTTTCCTTGCTGTGAGTATGACCTTGTACTGCATCATCACCCCTTAATAAAAGCCCCGAAGTGGGGCGAGACTTGCGGATGCTTACCGCCTCTTGTGTCTACGCTTTTAACGATACCCGGTCAGCGTGAATGCGTCAATAGGCGGTTGATTCGTTCGCTTACTTTTTACTCATACTCGCCATCACGGCGACCGAAACGGCCTTCGAGATAGCCAGCCAGCCAGATAAACTGACCGCGAGTTAACAGCGTGTTGACTTCGGCCCAATGCTTATCGATCATCCGGGCGGCAACCTGATCGTAAGTCTTTTTGTCTTTCCGTATGGCGTCTTTGGTTTCCGCCGTCATTCGTTTCGCCACACGCTTAACAGCGTTGTACTGCGCCTCATTCAGTCCGAACATTTAATCCTTCTCCCATTCGACCCAGGTTCCGCGAGCAATGAAGATCTCGACACGCAGAGGGGCGTTGAAATTTTTGTAGATGAAGATGAAACCTTTTTTGCTATCTGTTTCAACCTGTGTAACCGGGAAGGTCAGCGGAGTAATCGTATCGACCGACTCACTCATCTGGATACCCGTTACCGTTGCGCCAATCGGCATATCTTCGACTTTTGAGAACTCAGACATAGAATCACCTTAATGAAATTTGCGCTCGCCAGAATCGCTTACAGGCGCTTTAAATGGTGTGCGAATTCGTTAATTTTTCAAGTGGTGGCACGGCTCGCCATCTTTAACGGCTCCCCACTGGCGGCGTTTGTTCCGCTCCAGCTTTTCCGCCACCGCCACCGCCAACTGCTCATCGGTGATTCCGGCGCGGCGGGTTGCGTCCCATACCAACATGATGATATCGGCGAACTCGCTAATGTCATCCGGCGCTTCGGCGGCCTCGATCGCCTCTTTCGCCAGGTGCTTGAGCGGCCCGACTGGCCCGACGTTACCGAACTGGCGATCCGACCATTCCGCGTGCTGCGCCCGAATATTGGTGAACGGGCCATCCTTCACTTCCGGCTCCGCCCGCAGGCATTGAAAGTCGCTCCACGTCTTCGGGTTGTGCTGCATCTCACGCAGGCTCGCTAACGCGCCGTTGATATCCATGCCTTCCGGCCAGTTCACCTTGAACGCTTCAGGCTTGCGGAAATATTCGACAAGATCGCCACCAAGAACGGTTTGCTGCATAATCGCCTGCTCTTTGGTGTCGCAGATGAGGCGGCGCGACTTGCGCCCCTCGTTGGTTCCAATGGTGTAGGTCAGTACCCAAATCTTGTTGCTCATTCTTCTACAACCTCGCATTCGTCTTTGCTCACGCTGATATTGTCACCAGCCTGGATAAACTCGCTATTGCGCGGAGCGATCACGCCGTATGAGCCGTCATTGAAGTGGCCATCTACCTCAAGAACGTCGCCGATTTTGAGGCCGCATTCTTCCAGGGTAATTGAGCCGTCGCCGTTAAGAGTGTCGATTTTGGTGATTTTGATTTTCATTGCTGTAACTCCGTTTCGTTTCGATGGGGTAACTATACCAGCTTACCCCTGATCGGTTTTAGCAATTCGTGCTATCAAAGGGCGTCTAATTCCGCCTCAATGAATTCGTACCACTCGTGGCCGTTTACTGGATCGTGTTCGGTGCCATGCAGCCAGTCCGTATGCGCGGAACAGAATTCGCCGGATTTGTTGAAGTAAAAGTCGGCCCATGACCGCGCCCAATCACCGACGCCAGCGAACGTGCCGAACTTGCGGATGTAAGCATCGGTGTAACCGCGCTCCTTCGCAATGCGCTTCAGTGCGCGAACCAGCAACTTGCGCTGCGACGCCTTCGATACTTTCCGCAGGTGGAAAAGCGCATTTTCCGGATCTACGCCAACACGGATGGTCAAGTCTTCGTCGGTGTCCAGCGGGTTGACGATGAATTCGTTCAGGTATCCGCCCCGGATTACGTGCACCGTGCCTAGTGGTTCGTGTACCTCGACGGCATCGAATACGCATCCGATAAGGTTGCGCTCGCGCTCGCGTGCCGCATTGACAACCATTAGTTTGATTGTGTTCATTAGCGGATCTCCTCGATCGCGTTCAGGCAGAGTAAGTGGGTCGCGTAGTCAAGATCCGTTTCGGTTGAGCGCTCGGAATGCTCGCCGCCGGACACGCAGAATCGCACGATGGGAACCTCGATCTGAAGTTCGGTGCCGTCCTCAAGCTCGATGATGGCTACGGTATCCTCAGCCAGCATGCTTAACAGGTCGATGATGTGGTCATTCATGGTGTAACTCCTGATTGGTTTGTTTTGCTTCAGTAACGCCACTTTACCAAATGACGTTACGGCAGGTTTAACAAAAAGTGCTATTCTTTGTCGCCAGTGAATGCGGCCAGGCGACCACGGCG